TTCATGCTAGCAGAAAAGAAATTAGAATCCATACCAGCATTATTGCTACAGTTTTGTACACTAATACTACCGGCACTAGAGCCTTTAGCTGCCCCACCTACAATAGTATTAGAAGAATAGGTTCCACCAATTCCTCCACAAGTAATATCGCCTATCCAAATTGGACTAACTGGATACACTGGATAAGTTGGATAAACCGGATAGACTGGGGTGATACTGCGTCTAATACGATCATAACGATCATAATGATGATGGTGATGTTCTACCGGAGCTGCCTTGATTGGCTCTACATGTCCTTCGGTATAGACAGCCGCAGCAATAATGCCACGGTTGGACAAATCTCCATGAGTATGAACGGCGACACTATTTGAACCGCTGGTAAAAACTAATTGGGCTCCACCATTATTGGTTTCTGGCCAAGCCTTAAGAGATAGTGTACCATAACCATTGACTACCCACATATCACTGGTAGGTTCGGTAGTGGCAAGCTCTCCACTGAGCACATCAGTACCATCCACAGAAAGTTTAACTTGGACTTTTTGCCAAGTATGATTAGTAAATTTGATTTCAAATGGCTCATCGCCCCAAGCACCGATGGTATCAATGCCGTCCACGTAATATTTACGGAGGCTCTTGTTTCTAAATGTAGGGTGATGCGAAATGATTTCTAGTGAGTAATTTGGGTTAGACATGTGTTCTCCTTAAGTCAATTAACCTTCAGCTCCACATATATCATATCTTTCATAGAAATTATCACTTTTTATCAGTAATAGCAAAAATTACCCATTCTCAAAGAGAGAAATATATCTTTTGGCGACATTTTCCCAAGTGTTTTCATTGAGATAGTCAATTTGTTTGTTGACTTGGTTGTCGCGGTGGGTCGGATTAAGAAACAAATCCTCTAAAGCTTTAGCAATTTCTTCGGGAGAATCTGCTTTAATAGTGGGTAAATCGGAGAAATGATTGACAGAAGAAGTCACTACTGGGAGGGCTTTTGCCATGGCGATGCGAGCGGCTCCAGAGGCGCCAAATACTTCATGAGAGGGATGCGAGATATACGGAAACAAAGTAGCTTGGTTAGTACGCATATAGCTATCTAAAGTTTCTTCAGATTGATATCCACGAAGAATGGCTACATTCTCTTCTACACCTAGTTGTTGAATAAGTTCTACTAACTCATTATAATATAGTTCATGCTCTGATTTATTATAAGGTGATTCAGAAAACAAACCAGTAAAGAAAACATCTGGATGATTTTTCTTTAAGACAGCGACTGTTTTAATAGAATTTTCCCAGCCCTTATATCGAAAACCAAATCCAAATTGCATGAAAGTCTTTTCAGATTTGTAAAAGTTCCATAGACGTTCTCGATTGGTACAAGGGAAACAGCCATGAGGTATAACATATACCTTACCAGGAATATGTTTTTGGTTCTTCAAAACATCATAGGCTCCATCTAAATGGACTACGATTTCTGGGATAGCAGCCTCTACGATAGTCTTATCTTTGTGATTGAAAACTGAATGCATTGTCACGATGACGCGATACTCTGCCAGCTGACTCATAAGCGAGAGCCAATGACAAGCATTAGGCCATAATCCGAACTCATGCTGAATCCAGATGATATCTGGATCATATTCTTTTAATTCTTTTATTAGCTCTTGAAGAGGCTGTCCACGTTTCCAACAAGCCACTACTTTATCGGGAGAAAATTCTCTACCACCAATTTCATTGAGCGCGCCAATAGAACTATCATTGTTCTCAATGAACATTTTGAAATCGCCAATATGTTTAATAACTTCTGACCATAAATTTTCTGAATAGGTAGCGATACCACATTTCATTTTCCAATTGCCAACTAAAGCAATTTTCATTTTCTTGGCTGACTTCTTTGCCAATTTAGAAACTATTTTGCCGTTCTTTACTCTGCCTCCAGTAATCAAATCTAATGAAGGTATATGAGATAGCTCACAAGGAATCTCTATAATTTGTAAGTCTTCTGAGACAATGGGACTATCTGATATGATACAGATCCTGTTATTTTTCACTCCGGCATAACGCATGTTCTACCCTTTGTCTTAGTTCCGTAAATATATTTCGGTCTATTGGTAGAACAGAGGAAACTTTTCCAGTTAATAGATCATTAATTTCTTTCATCAAAAGGTTTTTAGAACATCCGTAATAGGAGAGGTGGGATCGGCTAGAATCTTTTAACTTATCATGATGTGCAATAGTAAGACAAGGAGTCCGTGCCATATCTGCCAAAATCATGCCATGGTATCTCTGTGTGATGATGATACGATGTTTAGACATTAAATCAATAGCAGACTGTAAATTAGCGGGTTTATCTAGAATAGAATTCTTTTCAATACCCTTCATCCTATTAATGATCTCGGCAGCAGCATAACAGTCATTTAGTTTACCATTGATACAATATGGTAGAAACTTGACCGTATAGTCATTATCAATAAATGAATCTAATAGCTGAGCCATTTCAATTTTGAAGTAGTCCCAAGCAGCATGTTGCCAATGCGGATCGTTCCACTTAGGAACCACCGCAATATTAGGAATGAAAAGAATAGAATTAGGTATTTTAGAGATAGCCAAGGGACTATGCAAAGAATATACTAAATCTGTAATAACCATGATATTATCATTTAGTCTTTTCAGATTATCATAACCGGCATAACTTCTTAAGGCTATTAGTTTAGCTAATGGCAATAGCCGTTGATGGTCGGGATGTATATCCGTTTCAGCACCAACACCAATATACATTATAGATTTCTGTTTTAACAATTCAAAATCGAGAGCGCGGGAAGTTTTCAAAGGCTCGCCCAAAAATGAGCCGCCCCCAAAAAATACTACATCCACATCTTGAAGATGATGATTTTTAATCTTATCAGTAAAAACAAAGTTAAAAGAAGGAAATATTCTTTTGAACGCCTCTACAAATAAATCATCACCAAGATTACCCTGATGATACCATCCATACACTAGGACGGTGGGATTTACTTTAATAGTAGGCGACCCAGAAAATTTCTCTAACGTCATAGACTTTCCACTTAATAACTAGAGTAAATTCGTGATGATGAGTATTGTCGCGGTGAATTGACCACTCCAATTCATCATGGTGATGATGGTGATGATGAGGATCACATGGAGGTGGCTCATGCTTATGTCTAAACTTGACTTCTACTCTGTGGGGTAGTCCTTGTAATGGAAGACGAACCGTATCGCTTCCTACGGCAACTAGTTCTCCACCTTCTTCGTTTCTTGGGCGCATAGTATCTCCTTAAAGATTTATGCTCTTATGCCCAATTATTCCAGCATTCTGAATAAGTTTTCGTTCCCCTTACAATAGACACGTAATCTATCCAGCCAAGCCTGAGACTTTATCTTAAACATTACCGGCATTTTAGCAAAGGTCGTACTGGCACCCTTACAAACCACCCCCTCAAAAGTCATCCCAGGCAGGGTAGATTGTTTAACTTTGTCAAATAAATCTACACTAACTAGACCCTCATAAAGGACCTTCGGGGTATCTAGGTGTCCAAACAATGTAATAAATTGCTGTGGCTCCAGGATGCCCTGCTTATATGGGTTGACGTCGAATAGAGTCACGGTCAGGTCTTCCTCGAAGTTATGAGTGCCGGCAAAAGAGCTGGGTCCCCATAATTCAAAGAAGCAAATGGTATCCTTCCATCCCTGTTCCTTGAACACCTTAGCTAGGTCAGCTTCATACTTATCTCGCACCATCCTAACGGCAACTCCAAACGGTTTGGAGTTTTCATCCATTAATTGATTCTTGGTACCAAATTTATAGAATCCTCGCTTAGAATTCCATTCGGCTCGGATGTTGGACCCATCTAGCTTATCGAAAGCATAAATATGAACATCGTGCCTAATTTCTTTGGTAATGGAAGGATAGTGTTTCATAGGAATGGTTTAAATACGTTGGTAATGAATTTAGTCAACTTACTGTTGGAATAACCAAACAGTTCTTTATGTTCTTCACAGCAGCAGCCTTCAGTGAAATCTCCACTAACGAGCTGAGTATACACCGCTTCATTGGGGCAATCTTTTTTGAAATTGCATTTGCGGTCTAGATAGGCTTGATGATACCCGCCCTCATCTTTCCAGACTCGGTACTCATAGGCTTCTTGATCTTGCTCCCAGAGTTCCTCTCGGGTAGCATTGCCATCAAAATCCATGTCCGCAAGGTCTGGTTTGATTTTACACTGTACAAACAGCTGGCGCAGACATTTCTCACAAAAACTAAAGGTATAGCGAGTCATATCAAACAAATGATACGAATCATAGCCGCCAGTTACTTTTGCTTTGTATAATCCGTGAGGATACTGCTCATTGTGAGTTCCAAGGGGACACATTGTTTCGCCGCATAAATTACACAGGATTTCTCGTGGGTCAATCACTTGACGAGTGTTATTACACTGCCGACAAGGGTGTTCTTTCCAGTCGTGGTCAGGTGAGTTTTCAAGACGCCAGTTGCAACCCTGACATTCTACGTAGGTATGTTTTTTGTTCATAGTGTAATAAAAAAGCCGTCCCATTGCTGAGACGGCTTAGAAACTTAATTGAATGAAGTTATCTGATAACGGCTAGGATTTGATCTTCTCTGAGAACCAGAGCAGTCTGTCCAGCATCCGTTAGCTCAGTAGCAAAATTCTTATTGAAGACAATGACGTCTCCAACATGAACTTCTAGTGGCACAACAGAACCATCAGCGGCGACACGACCAGAACCAACGGCAACAATCTTGCCACGAACTAGTTTATCCTCGACAGTATCAGGTCGGTGGATTAGGCTACCAGCGAACTGCTTAGGTGCCTCTTCTTTGGTAACGACAACGAAATCTCTTAGTGGTTGAATGCTCATATGAACTCCTTGTCAGATTCATATATCACTCGGAGTCGGCTTCAATAATTCTAATCAATTGCTCAAAGCAAAACTTGATTCTTTTCTTATCTGCCATCTCATTGAACTTGATTTCAAACTGATAGACCTTCTCATAATCGTTGAAATCCATATTTTTAATCTTGAGAACCTGACAAGCTTGCCGAATGATACCCATTGGCAGCGCCCGCTCCTCTTGATTGACTGCTTTCGGCAGACACTCTTCTTTAGCTATATTCAGTACTTTGATTCTTAGGTTATTGAAATATAATCTTTTTTACTTCTCTAACTTATCAGTTGACCAATTGAATTTCTTACAATATTCAAAGAAAGGTTTATTACCTCTTTGGTTATTGTGTAAAGAGCAAGAAACGGTGAGGTTGGTGGTGTTGTAAGTTCCTCGACGACTATCTGGAACAATATGTTCCATGGTGACAGTCTCGGGAGTGAGTACTTGATCGCAGTAGCAGCAAATCATTCCGTCGCGATTGATGACGTAATCTTTGATGCGCTTCTGTCTTTTTCTTTCCTGGGCGCCCATATTAATCCTTATAGTAAGTGTGCACAATCATTAATGCTCAATAATCTCCATCCATCCTTTCCAAAATACAATTTTGAGAGAGAAGTGTTTTCGATAGTAACCTTCCAAGTGAAACTCTGATCAAATCCCATTACATAATGTAATAGACACTTGATGGTCATTCCGTGACTGAAACAATAGATATTGGTTGGCGGTTTACCTGCCTTACGATTTCTGGCAGCAGCCTCGATGTATCCTTTATTATATAGGATAGTATCTTCCACCCACCTAGAAGCTCGACGCTCAACCTGATGAAGAGACTCACCATTAGGTGGCAGAAAGCCATGAGCTAACAGTCCCATACGAGCTTGTACGGGTAGAGTGATAGTATCTTTGCGGGAAGCATGGGTCCAATCCCCAGCACTGTATTCTCTTAGGTCTTCCGCAATAGTAATTCCGGCTGGGCTCGTCCTATTAGTAGCAATCATGGCGGTGTCTAAAGCACGAGTATAATGAGATGAGTAAATGTGATCAATGCCCTTTAACTCGGGTGCCAATCTATCTCTCAATAGATGGGCTTGACGCCTACCATTATCAGATAGTGGAGTAGTTCCTTCCTGTCCCATTAGGTCAGGATTCTCATTGGTGGTAGATTGACCATGACGAACTAGTGTCAGATAAAACTCATTATAGTCTAGCATAGATACATTCTCCTAATAGCAGCGTAGAAAACAAAGCGAAAACAAGAATGCTAAACATAAGTATGCCTCGTTTAGTTGCCGCCTTCTTACAGTATGCTTCAAATTCTTTTTGAGCATGTTGTGTCCAATATTCGTTAGCTTGAACAGCATTGTATGAATGATTGGCACAATCATCGCTACAGAACCACGGACCCTTATCCCAATTGGGAGACCAAAAAGCTTTGCGCCTCCAACCTCTAGATGCCCACTCTTCTTGTTGAGCTTTATACTCAGTGCCATGAGTCAGGGGGTGTTGTTCTGATTTTCTGCACCCCCAGCATTCAAGATAAACAATTCCGCTCATGACTCCGTCGTCCTTCCAATGGTCAAGTGAAAACCAAATCTTGGTTCCCTTGGCAAGCCATACTTCTCTCGCAATTCCGAAAGATAAGGACATTTTGCCTTGAGCCAGTAGTATTCGTTGTTGTCTATAACGCCGCCTTCGTATTCGAATTCAACAATCTTATTGGCGTCAATTCCCCACAAATTCATATTAGGAATGCGTTCTCCCCTAATAATAGAAACGTGAGTTCCCCAAACTGGTCGGGTCAACTTGCCCCTCCAAGGAAATTCCCTAGTGAACAAACACCTATAGTATTTGGAGATTTCATCGTCACACATCAACACTAACCACCTCTCAGAAGAGGCTAGGTGCGTGCGTGGTGAATACACCAGCTTACCGACAGACTTCATAGAAAAACTTTCAAGTGATTGATTTTGTGTACTAGTTTAACTAGTCGACAGATTTTATCAACCGTATTTATAGCACTATTAGAGTCGAAATGAGTTTTATAGTGATCAATAGTAAAAAGATTTTGAATCTCTTTAATTTCTTTGAAACGAGTATCTGTTAATGGAATAACAACTTTTTCATTAACGATATTGCCGTCTTCATCTTTTTCAATGTCAAAGAAAAAGAGAGTAACCATATGACCATTACAATTATCAGGAGTTACTATCTCTGCTACCACTTTGTAATCGGGTAGATGAAGATTGTAAGTTAGCTCGCGCATCTGCCCAATGTAGACGGAAGCATGTTTACGAAATCTGGTAAGGTCTAATTTTTCACCAATATCTAATCGGTATTCCATAATAAAAATAGTTCCGGGGATTGGATTCGGACCAATATTTGGAAAGTCGGAGTTTCCTGTCCTGCCATTAGACGAACCCGGAGGAGAGAAATTTGGCTCGGGAACAAGGATTCGAACCTAGATTAATGGAGTCAGAGTCCACTGTCCTGCCGTTGGACGATTCCCGAATTACCTTTATGTAACTTTATTACTATCGTTTAAAGTCCAAGATTCTGGATATTCACCCTTCATCATATAGTGGCAACCATGTTTCTTCAAAAACTCTTGAAGTGGTTTATAAGGAATACGTTTTAATTTTCCGAAATTAGTATCCTCATTGTAATCTTTTTCTTCACTTTCCTTACGACCATATTCGTCAATAAGTGTTTGACCCATATTCACCTTTAATGAACCATATGTCGACAAAATTGCAGGGGTTTCATAATTACCAAACCATTTACCACCAGCAGAGATCAGTCGATGATCTCTGGCTTGGATGCATTCAATCATAGGAAACAACCCTGTATCTATAAATGTCGGAGCATAGATATCAGGAAATGATGTTAGTGGAGCCAACTGATAAGCCAACACAAGCAATAAATCATGTGTGGGAATAACATTTTTCAGCGTTACCTTTTGAGTCAAACGCCCGGACGGCTCTCGTGGCGAAGGCGGCGTTTTCATCTTAACATTCTGAGGTGGCACGTAAAGTGTTTTAAGCTCAAGGCGGGCGCCCGAAATATGATCAAAATCAGGATAACCTTCACGCTCACCGACAGTTTTGCTAGCTCTTCGTAAACCCAAACCATTGATACTAGAATAAAGCTTGTCCAGTGTCGGAATACACCCATCTACTAAGGTGCCAACAATTGTCCCAATTTGGGACGGCTCAAATTCAAGTAAAGTGCTTTTGTGTAAATGGATAATATCCAGCTGAACACCAATAAGAGATTTTAAGCTGTCTTCTACATCTTTCATCATCTGTTGTGGAACACTCATAAATACTCCTTACCAATCCTTTTTGAACGGCTGACCTACCGGAGTCTGTCTAGAACGACAGAACTTCTTACAATTATCAAGAAAAACGTCCTCGGGCGGTAATGTTGGATCATAACCAACTGGACCTTCCGGTAGAATTTCATACAGTCTGAGGTCATCTACCCAACAACGGTCATCACCTTTTTGGTCTCGATGATAGCGAATAGCGTCCTGAAGTTTCATTACTGCATTAGCTAGGTCTCTGTTTGCAAGAAGTAACTCAGTACCTTTTTCTTGAAGCTCTTTCACTTGCCTTCGCATATGAGTATTCTCTTCAAAAAGTCTTCTAAGGTCTTCTTCATCAATATGGACATTACTCATTTCAAAATCTTCTTATCAAATTCAAGTTTATCTTTTTCAAGTTCTTTGTTTTTGTAATACTCATCGGAGCCAACAAAGTATTTGAGATCATCAAGTCTTTCCACAGAACCATCAATGTCAGATGACTTCAACTGACTTAAAGCCTCTCTAGTTTCTGGATTGAGTCTTTGAACCACTGCACCTGGAACATTCAATGTTCGCTGGGAACATAGACCAGACACATAGAACATCGCTCTTTTGAAGGCATCAATCGGATTCATGTTAATCCAAGAAGGGATGATAGCCCAAAGTATCTACCCAGAATTGGATAAAGTCTTGATAACTTTGAGTCACTTTGTCTTCGGCAAAAGCTTTTTTGAAGGCAACAATTTCATTAGCATAAGTATCAGCATCCTGGCGAAGGATATGAACTTGCTGTGCTAACAAATCAGAAGCAACTCTCGGTTCCCAACTAATAGCCAGGGCGGAGTGCACTTTGATACGATCCACAGTTTTCTGAAGTGTATCAATACGCTCAAAGAGCAATTTGAATACATCGGTCATTCTATCGAAAAATTCAATTGGCTCTTTTGTGCCAACTGACTCTTTCATATATTTCAATAGATATTCGTGCTTCTCTAATGGATTACTCATTTTTACCTTGCTTGTTCCAATAGTCTTTGTACTCTTTGATTTCTGTTTCTATGGTAGATGGAATTTTGTTCATGCGTGCCCAATACTCTCGGATGATTGACATGGACATATCATCGGGATGAATGAATCCCAACTTCTTCATGTAATCAAATAAAGCTCCACCCTTCCAAAGATCCCAATTATTTCTAATCCATCGACCCAATCCATGATGGCATTGAATCAATTCATCCTTGGTCATCCCAATGACTTCTGCTTGCTCCTCAGTGGTTAGTACCTCTTGAAGAGCCGACATGCATTCATCCAATGAAGCCGGTTTGTGTTTACTTCCTCGCATCATGCCTTCTGAACATGAAGGAGTTCACCCAATTCTTGAACTGGGTCTCTTGGTTGCGCGGTCATGGCAACGAACGAAGTGGCTAGAGTTTTAATCGTAGTATGTAGATCATCTCCGCGAGCATGGCAAACTACCTGCTTGCCTTTGGCAAAAGCTCCACTATAGCGAACCACGGAACAGTAGTAGCCTTTTTTGAGGCGAGACACTGTTACGCCGGGAGCCGTCTTATCTTCTTTAAACTTGAAAGTAACTGCGTTGGTTAGTTTGTCCAACAAATTATCTGTATTACTCATATTTCACCCTTACATCATCTTGGCGACTTCGTCTGCCAAGTTCTCTTTTTTCTTTTCGATACCTTCGCCAACCTGACAACGAACAAAGTTGACCACTTGGATTTCGCCGCCTAACTTGGTACCAACATTCTTGACCACTTGTGCAATGGTTGTCTTAGGAACCACCACTGACTCTTGATTCAATAAACAAACTTCAGTATACCACTTATTGAACTTACCATCTAGAATCTTTGGCCAAGCTGCTTGCGGCTTATTCAGCTCCGTTAGTTGAGCTTCGAAGATTCCTTTTTGTCTTGCTACTGCTTCTGGATCCAAACGTTCAACAGAGACAGCAACTGGATTCATGGCGGCGACTTGCATAGCAAGGTCTTCCCCAAGTGCACGGAAAGCAGAGTCTCTAGTAGCATCGACAGAAGGAGCAAGTAAAGTCAATAGAACTCCAATTTTATTATTGGAGTGAACGTAAGTAAACACTTGAGCGGCTGGAGAAGCAACTTCCTCAACCCACCACCTGCGCACTACCACATTCTCTTTAGTGGTTGATACAACTGCCTGTCTTTCTTTTTCAACATGATCAACTGTAAATGGTTCACTGGTAACCACGTCAACAACAAGGGTGTCTGAAACGAGTGTGGCGAACTTTCTAAAATCTGGGCTATTGGCTACGAAATCTGTTTGACAGTTGACTTCAACCATAGCTGCGCCATTACTGTAACGAGAGACAGCCGCAACCCCTTCAGATGCAACTTTACCTTCACGACCAGAGACAATGTTAAGTCCCTTCGTCTTGACGATATCTACTGCTTTCTGCAAATCCCAGCCAGCTTCCTCAAGGGACTCTTTACAGTCTTTCATGCCGGCTTGGGTTAGTGCGCGCAGTTCTTTGATTAGTTCGGTGTTGCCCATAGTAGTTTCCTCGTGTCTTCAAGGTAAATCGTAAAAAATTCAAGTCAAGGCGTTCCGCATTTTTAGAAAAACATCATTGAACACCAGCGTCTTCTTCCAATATAACTATCAACCACTTCCTAACTTCTGACGGCAATTAAAATAAATTTTGGTAATAATGGGTCATAAGGTTGAAGGATGGTACAATATGTTTATTGCCGTTATTAATGAGTCTACTATGGTCAGTAATGCTGACTGTGATCTGATGTGTCAAGCCATTCAAATCCAACTAGATTTACATGTTCTTCCAGCTTGGAATATGAAATCCGGAACCATTAAGTTCTACTCTGATAAAACTAAAGTTCCAGGTTATGCTTGGGTAGTTAGTATGTTGGATAACTCTACTGTCGCCGGTGCTTTGGGATATCATTCCGAAGACAACGACAAGGTAGATGCTTTCATCTTTGCTCAACCAGTGCTAAGCAATGCCGGAGTCGTTCTATATGATACAACCAATCCACAAAACGTCAGCGTCTCTTCTGTTCTGAGTCATGAAGTCTGTGAGATGGTCGGTGATAGATATGCCGGCTTCTGGTCTGATGGTCCAGCCATTACACAAGGCAGTCAATATGCTCTAGAGCTTTGTGACCCTGTCGAGGCTGACTCCTACTCAGTTAGTGTTGGTAGCACCCTAGTATCTCTTTCTAACTTCGTCTTCCCATCTTGGTTCAATGCCCAGGCAACTGTTGCTTTGAACATGCCATTCGACTATCTAGGCAAACTATCTGCTCCATTCACTATGACTAAGGGTGGATACATGATTGTACAAACATCCTCTAATACTCAACAAGTATTTGGTCATGCAGCTGGTGAACATGATGAGCATATCTATAATGCTTCCAATGGAAACACTTTACATTTGGTAATGGATAAAGATATGCCAGCTTGGAGAAAAGAACAAGTCAAGAGTGAGTGGTACAGAAGATGAGCTGGTTAACTAATATCCTAACCAATAAGTGGATGAATAATCCCAACTTCTTGGCACAGAGCGCTCACTTTTTTGGCTCTTATGCCGCCATGCTAACAGCTGAAGCCCTATGGGGACATACTGGTAGCATCATCACTGGTATCGTGTTTATGCTTGCCGCCGCTCTCAAAGAGTTCTGGTACGATGCTAACTATGAACTTCCAAAACAAACTTCCTTTGATAACATCCTAGACTTTTCGTTCTATGGCATTGGAACCGTTGCAGGTTTGTTAGTTGACTTGTTAGTCAAGCACCACGGTTAAGCTGTCTTAAAAGAGAAAATAGTTTCAGCTTCCAGTTCCATTTGATCGGTAATAATCCAATCGCCGGTCGTGTACGTGTAATCTAATGCTGTAATCCAAGCATTTCGAAGGGTAGTAGTGATTTTATCACCATCTATTATTTCGATTTGTAAGGGATACCTTTGTGAGGAAACATGAACGAAACCTCGGCTAAATGCTTCCGCAACACGGGCTTTGTCGAACCTAACTCGACTAGCTTTGGCAGTAACAGATAAAGAGTCATTCTCACATCTCTTTTCTGTAATAGAAAGAGATTGGATGGCGCCCACTGCTTTGTCCCCAACCTTTACTATAATAACAGTAGAAATTGGTTTAACGTCAAATGGTGCCGGCGGTGGTTCTGGTTTGAAGAATCGAATAAGTTTATTGAAGAGGTCTCGTATGGTCATACGAGTTAATATAACTTAGAAAGAACGATGTTCATTGTAAACTGGATCAAAGAATCTAAAATCACCATATCCAGTAAATCCAATATTACCCATATGAAGATCGGTTCTATTAGTTAGATATTTGACAATCAATTCTTCGGCTAATGATTCTAGCCAATTAGATTTCAGCTTATCTTGTAGATTATCTTCAATCTTAGTAATGTGGCGACCATAATGTCTTTTCATATCATGAACTAATCTTTGGGCGCCATTCTTGATTTCCTGTTTTAATTCAGAGTGCTTATCTGGATTACCTACATATTCCTTAAACTTCCTCCAATGAGACCCTCTATCATTGAGAATAGTGCTTCTCATTTGATCAATTAAGGTTTCTAAGGAACTATACACATTTGAATCCATATTGGACAATGGCACCATTTTTTCAATAACATAATAGTAAACGATTTGATTTTCGAAAGTTCCCAGTTCGCCAGCATCATAAATCATAGCTTCCGTCTTAGCTAGCTCTGGGTTCTTATGCAATCTGTCCATAGCCATCACAGCATGATTAAAAGCATTTTTATTTCTAAAAATCTTAAGTACCAGATGAGAGCTAATAGCAAAAGCAACTCCATCAGCCCCTTGTCCTAGTACAGTAGGATTACTTACTTCAAAATGTCTTCTAATTTTATCAATCTTGGTTCTATTTTCCTTAACAAACTCTCCTACTTCTTGCAAGAAGGCGCCATATTTGCCACGACCAAACAGACTAGACAAGGCAGTCATTAGCCAATCTTCATGAGCTAACTCTGGACTGGTTTGTTCGGCAAGATTTTGTTTCTTCTTTTGTCCACGGTAAAACCATAAAGTAGGAATTTGTCCATCACTTTGGAGTAAAGCGGCTTCGGAAACATCTATACCAGCAGGCGGCTGCGAAGTCTTGCCAATAAAAACATAAATAGATTCTCCATCATCATCGTATCTATCAAATGTTCGTAGATAGATATTATTACCAGCGTTAAGGGTGCGCCAATCTCCACCACTAATGGTTTGTAAAATTGGTTTATTCTTTTCCACCCAAGCCATAATCTCTTCAAAAGGAACAGATATTCCTAATAAATTAGAGATGGCAGCCAGTGCCGCCGGATAAAAAGAAGCAGCTTGTTTCAAAAATGATAGCGCTCTCCTTTCAAAAAGAGAGGCGAGTAATAGCAGATTATCTAACTTGGCAGACGGCATAGTTAGATGCGCAATTATTAATTACTGAAACAAAACATACTTTTTCAGTTTATCCAGCCAATGGGTAGCTGATTCATGAGTCAATTCATCTAGTGGAAACGTTTTGACAATGCGACGATCATCATTATTTTCCACCACATTGGCTTCATGATAGGCAGGAAAGAATACTAAATGGTAGTTTCCGATGGTCAAAGTTTCGGATTCCGTGTAGCCATCTGAAGAAAAAACAATGGAATATTTCTTACAATGCGAACACCAATGGGAACCACGGCGGCTTGCAACGTAAATGGATGAAACAGAAAACTCTTTTTCACAAAACTTACAGGTGTGTTTCATCATATCGGCACAGGATGGCATACCGCGTATATACCTGCGTTTTTAACTGCTTTGCACTTATCCAGAGTTTTGGAGCGGTTAGGGAGAATCGAACTCCTCGTTCCGTGGATGGCAACCACGAGATCTACCATTGATTTATAACCGCATAGACGACTAAGATTGATGAGATTTTTATTAAGATCCTCTTGCGAGTTTCCGAGAAGGCTTCGAATCCTTCTAGAATCAGGATTGCTCCTGATGCATTACCATGTAATCACATCTGCATTCGTCCTGGAGCGGATGACGGGGCTCGAACCCGTGACATTCTGCTTGGCAAGCAGACATTCTACCACTGAATTACATCCGCTTAAGATGTTTGGAGCGGGTAGTCGGGCTCGAACCGACGACGTCCAACTTGGAAGGATGGCATTCTACCACTGAATTATACCCGCGTGTCACTATCTATATCGAGTTATTAGCTTATTTAATTGAGTTTTAATCTATCAATTTCTATGTATTCTTTTACATTAGACTAAGGTTTAGTTACTTAATTTTGGAGAAAATATGACCGCCCATACACCACTTCGTTGCGCAAATACTGTAATGTCAGCCTTCCCGGGATCTGCTGGCAAGCAAGTTGTTCTTTTGGATTCAGGCAACTATCCTGCTTTTGCCAACTACCTAAATGAAACTTGGACCTTCAATGGTGCTACTCCTGACTGGACCAACCAAAGCGTCGGTGTACTTGATGCCGCTGGTCCTCTACCAGGTCGTGTCGATGCTGTAATGGCATATGACGGAACTGGTGTCACACTTTACGGCGGACGTGGTGGTTCTAGTGCAGATGGTGTTCTTCAAGACACCTGGACTTGGAACGGAACTACTTGGACCAAGAGGGCGCCAGCTACTTCTCCATTCGGTCGTTACAAGGCTGAAGCTGCTTATCTAGCAGGTACTGGTGTGGTAATGTTCGGTGGAAGAACCCTTAATGATATTCTTCTAGAAACTTGGGTATGGAATGGAACTACCTGGGCACTTCAAACTCCAGCTCACGTTCCTCCAGCCAGAGTTGATCATGCGATGGCAGCTGGTGGTGGTATTGTGGTTATGTTTGGTGGTTCTGGTACTAACAGTCAATTCAATGATACTTGGACTTATAACGGTACTGATTGGACTAAAGCTGCTCCAACTGCATCTCCATCTATTAGAAGTGGTGCCTCTATGGCTTACGCTTCTACTGGTGGTTTGTTCGTCATGTTTGGTGGACAAGATACCAAAACCTATCTAGACGAGACTTGGGTATACAATGGTACCACTTGGACAAAGGTAGTCGGAGCTGGACCTACTGGTCGTATCAATGCCGAGATGGCTTATGACGCAGCTACTAACAAGGTCATCTTGTTCGGTGGTGTCAGCGCTACTCTAGGTGCCGATGCAGCCAATGAGACTTGGTCTTTCGACGCTGTTGGTCTTACTTGGACTCAACTATAATCCTTAAAGCCTGATGGCTTATTGCCCTGCATTCTCTTTGAGAGTGCGGGGCTTTTTATTGGCTTATAGACAGCACCAACCACTACCCTGACCATAACAGAAGCAAGGACTGCCAACTGGAGATAAGTTAATGACGCAGCGTCTAAACCCAGCAGCATCACAACAGAATCCACCATAGATTGGTTGAGCCTCTGCCTTCTGCTCAGGAGCAATGATCGCAACACCAATCGCCAAGGCAAATAGAATCGTAAATAATTTCTTCATGACTTTCTCCAATTGTGAATTCTGGTAGGCAGTGAGGGAATCGAACCCACGTAACTTGCGAGTCATGCAAGTACTCTACCATTGAGATAACCGCCCATGGTATATTGGTTGGAGCTAAGGGAATCGAACCCTTGTCTTCGGAGTGTAAAACCGAAGCTCTACCATTAAGCTAAGCTCCAATAGATGGTCGGCGTTGGGGGATTCGAACCCTCGACTTCCAGCTTGTAAGGCTAGCACTCTACCGCTGAGTTAAACGCCGATGCAGATTATATACCACTAAAGTCATATATGTAGTATGAAAAAGTCTCAAGCCTACCTTCTTAAACTTGCCGCCAAATTTGGAAACAAATACGCCCAGTCTCAATCACTCCAGCAAATTATTGAAGCTGCCGCTGGTTGGGGAGAGAAAAGCGCCAATGGCATCATGGATTTTCCTACCCAATTGAAACAAGATAAAGCTAACTTAACAATTGATATCACGGTTAGCAATGCCATGATGGGCGGCTATAATGTTGAAGTTGCTCCGCCTCAAGTGGACCCAGCACAGTTTGCTGCGAAGTATGCTAGACTACCTGACCAAATCAAAAAGTATTTGGATAGACATATTAAGGATTTCCCTCAAGTTTATCCTGGCACCACAACACTAAGGTTTGTCGGTAAAGATCCTGAAAGCGGCGTCGCCCAGAACTAATTGGTCGTGGTGGTGGGAGTCGAACCCACTTAGAACGGCGTATGAAACCGTCGCATATCCGATTTGCTACACCACGATGGTGTGTCGTATATATCACATTATTACTTACGTTGCGGACCTTTGTGCTCTAAATCGTAAATCAAAGCGGCTAAAGCCTCGAAAGCGCCCAATAAATACTCAGGAGAGTCTCGATTGATCTTCTCCACATCTTCCACGACTGGACACAGTTCAGTCGCCAATTCTTTCAAATCTGGTAACACATTTTGATGTGGCATCAAAAATGAAATCTTTAAAGCAGTAACATTAACTTTCTTCAGGTTATTGGAAGCAACCATTGGAAACCTACTTTGACATATTTTTCATGGGTGCATAAGAGAACCTATGAAGGGGACAAGGACCATGCTCTTTTATTGCCTGAAGATGATCCTTAGATCCATATCCTACATTGGAGTCCCAACCATACTTGGGATACTTGTGATGCAGTTGATGCATGTCCCAATCACGAGATACCTTAGCTATAAGGCTGGCTGCCATGACATGCGGTACTTTAGTATCCGCTTTGATCATGGAGACTTTATTGTAGTCATCCACGCCCAGGTTGTCAAACTTTAAGATTCCATCCGAAATTATTAATGAATTAGGCTGGTACAAAGCACGAAAACATTCTACATAAGCGTTCTTCAAAGCAAGAGCAACTCCTACCGCATCAATTTCAGTATTGGTTCGGATAGCTAAATGGTAGCTGATAGCACCGCTTTTAACCGCCTTCATGATCGGAAGCAGCATCGCCTCACGCTTCTTGGCGGACAATTTCTTAGAATCGTTTAGACCCACTAGCGCCCAATCTTTAGGCGCCCTGACTCCGACCACCACTAGCGGACCCGCTAAACAACCATAGCCAACCTCATCGCACCCAATGATAAAAGGCTCCAGAACATTCTCTAATCCAAGCAGATTCATATTAATAACCTTACATTTAGGTATGAGTTTCGATAAGATTGCAGAATTAGCTGACGAATTCGTCATCAAACTAGCCGAACAACAGTATGCTGACCAAGCACCTACTGATAAGAAGGCTTCGGATTTTAGTCCAGAAGAGCAAGCGCTTATCAAATCAAAATCGAAAGAGGATAACAATCAGGCACAGGACAACAACGATCTTGATGAGAAAGTTTGGAAACGTGCCAAGAAGGTTGTCAAAAAATATTGGAAGAAGTACGATGAGCCTTATGCTGTCGTCTATGATGTCTATCGCAAAATGGGCGGTAAGATCAAAAAGAAGTCCAAGAAAAAGAAATAATCACTGGCTTAACAGGTAGGCACCTACCAGCATCACTACTACGCCAATCACTTTCATGATACTGAAATGTTCATGTAGGATGAAGATGGATAGGATGAAGGTGACAATGGGATACAAAGACACCATCATGGTGGATGACCCGGCATGATTGTTTCCTTTGAGGCTGGTGTATAAGAGAACGTTAGCCGCAATAGAGCACAAGGTAGCTATAGCCGTGAGAACCACACTATAGGCAGACCATTTGTAATGCAAAGGATTATTGACCCCAGTAAGTCGGAGGGCAACTGGAATATAGAAAAAGAAAACAGAACCTACAATAACTTGCATCAGCAAGGGCGGCATGCGCTCCACTGAGAGTCTGTTAAGGAATGAACTCACTCCCCACAGAATTACACATAGGATAATAAGTAGGTTGTTCATAATTAGATACTAAGTTATTCTGACGGTTTAGGACCAGATAACCATTCGGGCGCTCCATACGCCTTCATGTTCTCCCAATAATCTCCTGTTTCACGATACCTATCCACAAGGTCGTGAATACGTTTGTCATCATAACCCATCTCTTTCATACGTGCGGCTGCCCTATCACAAAAATCTAGATGAGCCGGGACTTGCTTGATATACTTAAAGGTTTGAACCATAAAACTAACTAATACACCACCTTCAAGTTTAGACACATCAACCTTAGTCAAAATCTCATTCATGAGATCAAATTTGGCATGTAGTTGCCAAAAAACATCAAAAACAACATCTATACCATCAGCTTTTTTACCTGAAGCTTGTTTCTCGTAAATACGAGATAACATCTTGTCAATGTCCAGTTTAAGTTCTCCTTTGCTGAGACCACAAGAACATTTTCTATCTTCGGCAGGAAAAACATTCTTGCATGCCTCGCAAATTACCGTAAACAACCCATCAGAAGGAAATTTTTCATTTTTACTCACAGCTTTTCTCCATTGCTAACAGGGCTTGTAGCGGGTCGCATCCATATAATCCAGATGCCCACGCTTGGTTGGTTTCAATAATTGCCCAACCTTTTCCTTTGATTCTACCTACGTCTATAACAGACGGGACGGTTTTGATTCCCCAATCATGAAAATTCATGTCATGAAGCACATCATTGACAATATCATGAGGGAAACGAGCATTTTCATATGGAATCATATCCCAATAGTTTGGATCGGCAATGTGGTCATAACAAACATAATTGGACCAGGTCAAAACCTTTTTGCCATCAGTAAAGGTACGATACTCCAAATCAAACTCTACTACTTCAGAAACCAAAGTGGGAGTGTCATCCAATACTACTTCATGAGTAACAAGGGTACCAGGAGCATAAACACTAGCTGGGAAGACCTTATCGTCAGCGGGTTTGATGAACCTAGTCTCCTTCAGTTTCTTGGCTTCACCCAGGGTCATGAACTCCACCTTACGCTTCAGGTAGAAGGGATGGATCTTGGCTAGCCAGTCGAAGGAGTTGGCTTTCAAAGTCCAACCCATTTGCTGGGCGATGACCTCACCAAAAGTCTGGGAGCCATAGGGAACACCTTTGACCCCCGACTTAGTAAGCTCTTCATCCAAACGCCACCCGGAAGGAGCTGAGAGAACATCCCAGCCCAATTCACGGGCAGCAATTTGTAAAGCAAGAATCTCGTTATGAGAAGTTCCCACACGAGGTTGTGTAATAAGAATCACTTTAATTTCTCTTGAATGCTTTCAAGTTTACTTTGATTAGACATTACATTCACTAAGATAATAAATCCAATGAATGCTAAGTCTTTTAAAGTAGGATCTGCTTTAAAGAAGGCTATGTATCCACAATAGCCCATGATAAGTAGATCGGTGATAAATATTGCTAACTTTAGAAGTACATTATACATATTCTTACTCTTCCAGATCAGATGGTTTTAATGGACAAACATCATAATGAGAAAACCTAACAGAAGGTACGGCTCGACCTTGAGTACCACCACGAAGTTCCATGGTGAACCCAAATAGTTTCCTTAGTGGCATGAAAGCATCAATCACCTTAGCATTACCTCGGTCAGAAGTAAGCTGGATCTGTCCGCTTCTTGCACTAATGGTACCAACCACCGCGCCCATGAATTCACTGGGAGAAGTGACCTGTACCGCCATGATTGGCTCTAAGATAACTGGAGACGCTAGCTTTACAGCTTCCTGTAAAGCCTTAGACCCAGCAAGTTCAAAACCAAAGGCACAACCATCAACCGTATGAGTGCTGCCATCAGTTAGGGTAACCTCCACATCCACCATTGGATTATGAGAGATAACACCATTCTGAAGGGCGTTCTTCACTCCCTTTTCAACAGAAGGAATGAACTCCTTAGGGATGTGACCTCCGACCACTTCGTTGTTGAACACAAATCCAGAGCCTCTTAGCCCTGGCTTGACGTTCAAAACAGCATGACCATAGACACCCTTACCACCGTTATGAGCCCAATGCTTATGATCCGCAAAGCCCGTCTTAGTGATGGTCTCACGGAAAGAAACACGAGGTTTACCAGTGTTTACCCCTACTCCATGATCGTTGCGGAGTTTGTCCACTACGATTTCAAGATGAAGTTCACCCATACCCCTAAGGACAGTCTGCTGAGTATCCTCATCAGTCTCTACCTTAAGAGAAGGGTCTTCCAGAAGAAGTTTGCCCAGAGCATTAGCTAACTTATCCAAGTCCTCATTGGTCTTGGGTTCTACCGATAGCTCTACTACTGGCTCTGGGAAGTCCATCTTCTCTAGGAGAATAGGTTTGTTCTCATCGCAAAGGGTATCGCCCGTATAACTACCTTTGAGTCCGATGGCAGCTACGATAGTACCTGCGCCGGCTGATTCAATCTTCTCATGTTCATCAGCATGCACTAGAATGAGTCGAGAGATACGCTCTGACTTACCGCGTGTCACGTTGTACACGTAGCTTCCAGAATGTAGAACTCCCGAATACACCCTAATGAAGGTCATATTACCGTTCCTGTCGCTAACTATTTTGAATGCCAAGGCACTCAAAGGTTCGCTATCAACAAGCTGACGGGATAGGCTGTCATTGGTTCTAGGATGCACACCACTGACTGGAGGCAAGTCTACTGGTGATGGTAGGTAGTTAAGTACCGCATCAAGTAGCATCTGTACTCCTTTGTTTCTCAAAGCTGTACCACATAGAACTGGGAACAGAACACGAGCTACTGTTCCCTTACGAAGAGCAGTTTGGATTTCTTCCACAGTTACTAAATGAAGTTCATCATTGATAAACTTAGATGCAATAGAGTCATCTACTTCAGCTAAAACCTCAATCATTCGTGTCCTAGCCGCTAAAGCTTGGGGCAAGAAGTTTGCAGGGACATCATTGATGGTGAAGGTCTTACCTTGATTTGAAGCATCAAAGGTGACAATCTTCATCTTAATGAGGTCAATAATGCCTTGGAAGTTCTCTTCTTCTCCTAACGGGAGTTGAATAGGAACAGCCGCCACTCCTAGTCGGCTCTTGATTGAATCAAGAGACATTTGGAAGTTGGCTCCGGTCTTATCCATCTTATTGATGAAGATAACCCTAGCAACATTGTAACGGTCAGCTTGACGCCAGACTTGTTCAGTCTGAGGTTCCACGCCTTGGGAGCCATCTAGCACACAAACTGCTCCGTCAAGAACACGCAAAGACCTTTCAACTTCAACAGTGAAGTCAATGTGTCCCGGAGTGTCAATCAGGTTGATGCGGTGCATAGATCCCGAGCCATCTGTCAATTTCCAATAGACAGTGGTGGCTGCGGAGTTGATGGTAATGCCTCTAGCGCGTTCACGTGGGTCATGGTCCATAATGGTATCACCGTCATGGACTTCGCCCATACGGTGAATACGACCACTGTAGAAGAGAATTCTCTCAGACACAGTGGTTTTACCGGCGTCAATGTGCGCCATAATTCCGATGTTTCTAAATCTCTCTACGGGTACGTTAATATTTTCCATGACAAACTCACATTCACAAATCGTGCTTAATACCGTTGAAGACGGCAACAGCACTAGCTAATAGGTTCTCCTTCAAACAGATTTCGTCACACAACATCATGCGACGGTATCCAATATCGTATAGCCAAGCTATCTCTACGAGGTCAGCACATGATGGCACGGGGCTATCAATGACCGACAGTAGAAGTCGCGAGCCTACACAAGCTTCTGGGTCTTTTGCAATAATCTGGCGTAAAGCCTGAATCATATGATGAGGTTGTTCCACCTCAACGAACAAATCTCCACGAGCTGCAACCAATACCAAATTATCCCGTTTCTTGAATTCATTGGTAACGAACTGCATGCCAGGGAGACTTTCAATCTTCAACCAGACTTCAGCATCCCGACCAACCAATTCTAGGAACTGGTCTATATCACTTTGCTTTTCAACATAGGATAAAAAGTATTTATTGAATCCGGCAGCCCTCACCTTTTCAATTTTCAATAATTCTTGTGGAGTAAAGATATTACCCTTTACCTCCAAAGACTTATCTCTAATGTGGAGAGACTCTCCTGGTACCACTTTGTATCTGGGACCGCCATCGAATACTAAGGTCTCCCCATCGTCTTCTAAGTGATCCAACAGAGCTTGGTCGGCTCCAGCTTTGAACAAGACTACACAGGGAGTCTTGACGGCAATGGGATGGTTGAGCTTGATGATAAGCTTTTCCTTATCAGGAATCACCTCAGTCACCCTCATCTGACGTCCCTTAACATCAAAGAAAAGGGGATTTCTGACATGAGAAGACTTAATCAGTTCTAGTTCTTTGTCTAGCTCTGGATTGCTCATCATGGCGCTGTTCAAACGAATGCCAGTGATTCTAGAGTCATTGGCAAAGCGTTTGAAGTGTGGAAAACTTGGCCAAAGAGTTACGGATAACTCAGGAGCCATCTTCTTCCAAGCATTTCGTTTCTCAAAACGCTCTCGCATTTCATTAACCAAGTTCCAATTGACCTTGGCTTTATCAACAGGTCTTAACATTATTTCCTCACGGCTTTGCTTGTTGATCATAGGGTCGAGCAAAAGGCAAAGAGCACCCTCGCTCTCGGGCATCTTCGATGCTGGTGGCGACAATGGGAACCCAATGTTCACCCCAACCTTCTTCGAATCCCTTTTGAGAACGAAAGTACTCTAATGTCTTGACAAACACAGACCCTGAAAACTGGTTCACATGAACCATGTAGACATCTTTCATGGGAGCAAGCGCTTGGTCTTACTACCCTTCATATGGGTATGCATGACAGACTTACCACTACCGTCATCATCAACGGGAGCAGCAATAGCATGGATAGTCTTCAATGACTTGTAGACCGTATCCACTTGATCCTTGCGCTGACGCTCTTCAATTTCCTTCTTGAAGTAGTCAACTTTGTTCTTCTCTTGAGCTAAGATACCGAAGATAACGTCTACCACTCGGTCAGCTGCTGGAAGGATAGCAATGTGCTCCTTGCCAATCAAATCTTCCCACTTCTTCTGAATATACTTGTCATCGCTAGACCCATAGGGCTTGCGAATCAAATACACCGAGTACTTCTCTTTCAACTCTTCGAAGACCGTAGTGGTCTGAATGTCGGCACTTCCTAGCTTGACATGAGCCATTTTGGCATGGTCTTTGCTGATATTCTCATAGAAACCTTCGTCTCCGATGATAATCAAGATAGGACGCTTAGCATTGGGCATCTCAGCATTGCGGGCGTAGTACAGTGCCGTTAGCTCGTAGCTTTCATGACACTGACCACCACCATTGCCCTCAATGACCAACTCTTTCAGTTGAGCTTCCATGTCTCGACCTTTGGCGAAAGGACGAACTTGGATAGGATATTGGTCAGAATGGGCGTCTCCCACAGCGGCAAAGCTGAGTTCAAAGTCTTCTCCCAAATACTCTTTGCATTCATTATCCATGTATGGAAGTTTGGAGAACATGACTGCTGGCCAATCTCCCATAGAACCAGTGACGTCAATCAGAATAGAAAGAGGTGCAGTAGATTCGGTCTTGATAGTTTCAGGAACAAGGTCTGCCACTCTCTTATTGTCTGCTTTTGCTACGCTGTAGCTACGTCCAACGTGCTTATCGTAGGTCTTACGAGCTGCATCGAAGTCATAACCCTTCCAATCGCCTGGGCTGTAATCTGCTGATTCTGACATGGTAATCTCCTATCTTCAACTGTTAAATCCTGGAATGTTTCTCATTCCGGACCTGGTTCTACCAAACGAATCCTGGCGAACCTTAATGAAATCTTCAAACAAATTCGATTGAGGACGAGATAACACGTCCTCTTTGGTTAGTTTAGCAATGAAATCCGTCATCGGATCCGGTACCGTGGTAGGTACTTGCTTTTTGTCCATTCGCTTGCCACCATTGAGAGCATAGACCATCAACATGCCTACGCTATAGTAATCAGAGGCAGGTAACAGAGTCTTACCCTTGATCTGTTCCGGCGAAGCAAAGACTGGAGTATAGCCAATCGACTTGTCAGAACTACCAGGACGGACCATGGCTAGACCAAAATCCACTAGAACCACCGAGTGATTGCTAGGTTGGATGATAATGTTCTGTGGCTTGATGTCACCATGAATCACTCCATGGTGGTGCAGGTACAAAAGGGCATTGAGGATACGCTCAGTAATCCAAGCAGTAGTTTCCGGCTCAATCTTACCAGCCTTTTCTACAATCTGTTCCAGGGTATAACCGGGAATGTAGCTCATGATCAGGGCTAGAGAGCCATCATCAAGGCGTTGCAGGTCACGCATAACGGGCATGGCATAGTGGCGCAAGTCCCAGATGGATTTCATCTCTTGGATGAGGATAGCATCGTGGGCGGGGCTGACCATAGAGCAATGCTTGATACAGACAGGGTCTTTAGTAATGACATGCTCACCTTTGTAAGTAATACCAAAGCCACCTTCTGCAATAGACTCTAGTACTCTGTAGCTGCCAATGATGGTGCCTATTTGGTTTTTGGCTTCCTTATCGTACTCTTTCTTCTTGGTTGGGTCAGACAAGACATCGTAAGCTGCAATGAGTTCTTTAGTCTTATCACCATCACCATTATGATCAGGATGATACTTCTTGATCAGGGCTTGATAGGCAGCTTTGATAACAGTAGGACTCGCTCTGTTACTCACTTCGAGGGTTTTGTACGGATCGATAATAGTCATATTGGAGGTTACCTCGCTTATGTTCATAGTAAGCATTGCGGCGCCCTTGTCAAGGCACACGTTTATTTTTCACGTCGAATATTGATAATCAATAGTAATTACCAAATCACAATTTCCTTGTAGCCACCACCAACAAACTTATAATCTATTGGAACTAATATGTAACAAGGTTGAGCTGCCTTACGGCGAATCATTTTATAATTTTTGGAATACTCATCCAGCAAGTCTTCAATTGACTTTCCAGAAGGTTCGGAAGATTTTATCCCAGTGGAAGACAAAGATTCCATAATTTTTTCCCATATCGACGTGATGAAGGTAATGTAACCTCACCCACTGATCGAATATAACCCTGACCCCTGGAATCCTGGTTAGGAAATGATCTTTAATATGGAAAGCATCATGCAGATAATCGTGTAAGAAACCCAGTAATCCTTCTACTACTAGGACAGTAATGACCAGGTGGAGGGGCAAAACCCCAAAAACTCCCAACAGAATAGGCGTTAGAATCAAAGGGATAGCAGCAATGGCAAAGAATTTGGGAGTGCTATCTTTCCCGGCGTGTCGATAGGTTTCCGATAGATAATCCTCGGGTGGATATAGCTTGAGGTGGTGAGTCATATGGGATTGATTGACTCTTCCTGTCCAGCTTTGATGTAGTGACCAATGAACTACATAGCCAAATAGGCTAACAATAATATAGGTGATAAGAATGGTAAGGAAGAAAGCGCCCATATTATTATACTACTTTAGTAGGTTAGATCAAGAAAGGTCTTCCTGAGGTGAGGTCATCTAGCGCCGCAGAGAATTTTACAAGTTCTTTCGCCTTGTCCTTGAAGCCGTCATCGGAGACGTCTCCGGCAACTTCTAGGGCTATGCTAGAAAGTTCTTTCATTACTTCCTTAGCAGAGTACTGCTCCAGAAGTTCCTTCAGCATATCCTTGTCCTTGTTCAACATGGCAGCTCCTCATACGAATGCGGTTAAATTGGAAAGACGATACAAATAACGAATCAATTCACACAAATGCAGAATAGGCATCTGTCGACCATCACTTAGGTTAACGATACCACTAGGGCTTTCAAACGTATTGTACATAATAGGTTTGTAATTGTTGAAACGAGTGTCACTTCGTAAATCAACTATCACATGATGATTAGTTTTGGCAGATTTCTCAAATAGAGAAACGTCTACCTTCTCATGCTTCAAAACACTATCATAGGGATCATCCGGACGGACATCTTGAATGTCACGAGGATACATGTTGACTTGAAAATTGCCAACATCAAATTGGTAACACCCGCTATAGAGCCTTAACTCAGATAGCTTGCGTCTGATGACGTAGATGTTTTTGGCGTATTCTTCTTGGTCTAAAGTAGTATCCATGGGACAAAAAGAAAATGAGAGATATTGCTACCTCTCATTTGGTTAATCAGTTAACTAGGTTGGCATAAGTGATCTTATGCTTCTCCTCATACTCTGCAATTAGTTTAATACAGTCATGCGCTTGACTTACCGCGTCTCCGAAGTAAGCGTTGATGGTGATGGCGCGCAAAAAGCTTTTAATATGAGGTAAGGATTGTTGCTTCACATTACCATTTTTAATTGATTCTTCGACGCCGACTTCTAGTATATTTTCGACTTGATTCTGAATCTGCCAGCCGAGTTTATTAAACTCTCTGCAAATCATAATGATATCAGAGATATCAAGAGGGATACTATATTCTTCGTCTGTTTCGTTAGAGTTTGTGGTTGTAACTAAGTTTAAAACTTCTAATTCGTGTGCATTCATTTGCAACTCCATTTTATGAAAATCAATTAAGCGTGTGTGAATTTTTCAATGATCGAGTACCTCCTCGGTTAATCCTTACTATATATTCCCTTTTAGTAATAAATAAGGGAACAATAAGAATATATCAAGCAGTTTGGCTGCTTTAGGAACTCAATTTTTCACTAGCTTCAATTGCTTTTTCTAAATTGGAATTGATTGCTTTATAGAGATCGTCCGGTGCATAGCCGGGGTGAGCCACTCCAGTCGAATGAAACTCCTCAGCTTTCTTATGACACTCCTCACACAAAGAGATTCCATTCTCCCTAACATACCCACCATTGGGCATCAGATTTCTGTCAGTAATGTGATGTGCGTCTAGTTCTTGTTGAGCATGCTCAGCCGAAGACTTCATATGACACATAGCACAACGATAGCCGTCACGCTTGTAACAAGAGTCTCGGAAGAGCGATCTGATTTGTTTTTTATTGGAAGACATAACTATAACCCTTTAATGAAGTTGTCGTCGTAGACGTTCTCTCCCTCTAAGGTTTGCCTAATGTCTTTCTCACTTTTGACTTTGAGACCAAGCAGTTTGAGGACTTCAAAGCTGGCGGCTGCTCCAGCTAATTCACTCCAGCCAGGATCACCTCCACCACCATAAAGAAGATTACTTATCGTAGTATTAAGATTTTTCTCAATCTTCTTGAGAACCTTATCATCTATCTCTGCCATCATGAACCTGCTTCTGTAGGAGCTGAACGGTTGCCTCCAACTCATCAATACGCTCCTGCATTAGCTCAGCAGGGCACTCATGATGAGGATAGCTTGACTTATATTCCTTGCGATGACTATATCCTCGCCAATGGAAAACGAAACACAGCCAGCTAAACTCCCACCAAGGAGCCATCCATGCCTTACCTTCTGTCTCAAATACGATGTTGGATTTGAGAAAAGAGGGCTTCCATCTCCAAGACTTCTTCTTGGGATGCGTCATCACTTCAAACCAAATGTGTTGTGTTTTCATCCGTCCAACTCTTCGTAGACAACGTCAAAACCGTACTCATCGTATAGCTCTTGCATGGCTTCCCGAACTTCAGGATACCTTGCCGAGAGATTGGTAACAGCGTTATCCTTGTCATGAACCTCATAGAAGATGTCTTGTAGAGCATTGCTGCCGCAGATTCTCTCCAGCTTATCCAACCGCTTGATCAGATCGGCTACATCAAACTCCAATAAATTGGAAGGAAGTTCTTCCAAGTCATCCAGCTCATCAGGTTCCCGAACCAATTCCAAAACAGGTGGAGCAGGTGGTTTAGAGAAAGGAACATGATTGCCATTGGTGGTGAACTGATCGGCACGGGCGGTCTTGCTGGCAATGAAGTGCACCAAGACTTGTACTCCGAGCATCCTATCTGGGATGGCTTGTGTTTCTTTATTCATGTACTTGACGTACACTACAAATCGACCAATGCTATCCGTTCCCACTTCACAGAACCAAGGTTGTTCCTTGAACATACTGGTGAGTAGGCTAATTCCTTCATTCAGTTCCATTGCTTCCCTCATGTAAAATAGTGTAATCATAGGAATAAAAAAGTCAAGGCGCCGACAATCTTAAAGATTGCAGCGCCTTTTGTTTGGCAGAGCCGGAGAGAATCGAACTCTCTTCCAGAGATTTGGAGTTTCTGTTGTGTCCTACACTCGACTCTATAATGCTTGTAAGGTAGAGGACTCGAACCTCATCCAAACGTGGGACTACCCTCTCCCGAGGATATCAGCGTACCTATCTGAATTACACTTACCAGCTTGGCAGGGGCATAGGGAATCGAACCCTCATTAGCCGTTTTGGAGGCGGCAGTCCTACCATTGAACGATACCCCTGTAGGATGGCGGAAGAAAGAGGAGTCGAACCCCTGTCCCGAAGGACTCATCTGTTTTCGAAACAGCGCCAGCAGCCATGCTGGTTTATCTTCCATCTGGCGGAGAATACAGGATTCGAACCTGTGGAGGGCTTTTACACCCTCAACTGTTTAGCAAACAGTCCCGATCAACCACTCTGGCAATTCTCCGTAGTAAGACTATATAACAAGTTATGCAGAGATTTTGGACAAAATCCCCGGCTCTTTCACCACCAATTCATCAAAATTATCTGTCGGATAATACTTCATTGCCGCATTAAGTCGAGCAAAATAAGCTCGCGTTACCTCTTCATTAAATCGATGTGACTGCCCAGCAGAGTCAAGTAACGGACGAAGATAACAAAGATAACGATCAAGAGACTCCTGAAAAGATAATCTCTTCAGATAGTACCAAGCTACATAAAGATGTTTGCGATGATTGAAATCCTTTAGATTTAAAGAGCCATTTTCAAAAGCAAAGACCAGAGAATCTGGTTTATAAGGGATGTTTTTCTTGAATCCACCCTTGTCAATTTGGGCGCGGATGAAGTTGGTTAGTTGTTTTTGTAATTCAAGGGGCATCTTCTTTTCCACATACTCCCAATTCAAATCACCGCAACGAGCCATCAGTAGTTCATCTACCTCTTGGATATGCTGGGCTGGGAGACGCATACGACCACAGATACAATCGGTCTCACAGCTCTTAGCAAGAGCTACCTCAGGAGCACCAAGATGCTTTGAGATTTGAAGTATCTCACTCTTCCACAGATGAATAATCGGTTGCAAACTTACTGCCGTAGATGCATTGCTATAGTTTAACAAGATATCTTCCGTTAGGTTTCTAGTACCTACCACCCAATATTGCTCTCCTGATGGGCGCAAAATGCGTGTCTTTTCATTAGAGACAGCAGATAAATCCATCAAACATCCCCAACGTTGTCCATCACATCTCCAATCAATGGAGGTATCAATTAGGATATCAGCTTCCTGAGCCTGCTCATGCAGCCAAGGAATTACCTGATTACTAAACCAAAGATGAACCTCTGCCTCAGGATGATCATATAGAAAATCTTCGGATGGAGCGAAGTGAACACCTAATACACGATTAGGTTTACCAGCTAACTCAAAAGCTCTGGCAGCAGCGAGAAAGCTTACTATTGAGTCAGTTCCACTGAGACCAACCAGAAAGCCCGGAGCCCCTTGATGAAGTATTAAGTCATGAAACCATTCAACCAATGCATCAAAAGTTCTGGCAGGATTGATAGTTCGGGGAGTATTTAACATCTTATTGAGCCTCAATACTAAGAAGTTCTTGTGTTAAGCCATCTAACAACGTAAAGTTCTCTACAGTCTTATATTCCTCTGGGAGACCTTCCATCCCATACCAAGTGCCCGCCATTGCCCCTACAATTGCCGCAGTGGTATCTGTATCTCCACCACCCTTGATTGCCATGATAACCGCTTCCTGGTACGATTGTGTGGCACCCAGACAGTAAAAAGCTGCCCCTACCGTCTCAGGAACGTAGCCCCTGGTTCCGATGTCAGCCAAAGCTTCCTGAGCAATAGAATCTAAAGGAGTTCCTTGCTCAAGCCACTTCATAGCCTGTTGAATCTTACCCTGCACCATCGACTCTGTCAAGACCGAACTAACATCCCAAGCAACCGACTGAGGTGTACTTACCCTATTAGCCAGTAAAGCCACTCCCATTGCCACCGCAACCGAACCCATTTTAGGCTCCAAGGAGTTGTGAGTAATAGAGGCATCCTTGATGGCTACCTCCATTAGCTTGACCAAATCATGACGATAGACCAGACCAATCGGAGAGGCTCGCATGGCTGTACCATTACCAGCTACATCTGTACCATCTGGATTCTTAGACAGACCGCTCTCTAAATGGGAGGCTCCCAGCTTCAAACGAGTCAAAGAAGCGGCAGTAGTTCCACCAATTCCTCGGGTGTTACCTGACTCCATCCAGGCTAGATATTTCTGTCCAGCATCGTCTGGATTGTACCCTTGGTGCTCGATTAAGCTGGCAGCTAGTGCCATACTCATCAGAGTGTCATCGGTATACTGTCCAGGTTGACCCCACCAAAAGGTTCCGCCTTCCTTAAAAAGACCGTCCCATTCAGCTAAACCGGGCTTAGTAGCAGCCCACATTTCAAATGGATTACCTAGGGCATCACCGATAGCACAGCCGACTAGTGTAGCAATCTTAACCATTGTTAACTCGTTTCTGAGTGAAACCCCATGAAGCCAGAACTGGAACCACTACGGGAGAGATGTCATCTGGTAAGTCATTGAAGTTAAACCAACCTACATCATAGAGGTCGCTTCCGTCCTTAGGAGTGTCATCTAGATTGAATCCAGACATAACTGAAGCGTGAGCTACCAAGATAAGTCGATCAGGAAGTTCAATCACATCGGGACGAGCCCAACGCTCTGAACAAGACCAAATCTCTAATCCAGTCTCTTCCTTGATCTCTCTTTGGAAGGCTTGTTCTAGTGATTCACCCTCTTGAACTCCGCCACCAGGAAGCACAAAAAGACCTCGATTGGGGTCTTTACCACGACGCCCCATTAGGATATGAAGCGAGTGTTTACCACCACTTCGAATGATACCGGCGACGCCTAATCGTTTCATGTGACCTCAATATTGAAAATCTTCGGCATGAGCTGCCCAATCTACCTTGTCAACTATATCGCTCACACTAACAATTGGTTCCTCGGAAAACCAAACAATAACCAAATGTGACCCATGATTTTCAGAATCTTTAGCTGAACCATCTGCCCAAACCATATGAGTCCAAGCAGGCAACATTTCATAGGGACCGAAGTGATGTTTCTTAGGAATCACTTGAATAATTGGCTCCATAATATAGATTGGGATTGCCATGCCCCATAATTTTTTAGCTTGATTACGAATGCTATTATAGGTTGATTCTAATGGAGGAACACCTTCTAGGCAACCCGAATATGTACGATAGGAATAAAAATGACTAATGGACTTCATGTAACTTACTCTGGAGGAAATGGTGGGATTCGAACCCACGGAACCTTACGGTCCTCTTGTTTAGTAGACAAGTCTGATAGACCACTCTAGCACATTTCCATTTGGAGGAAGCTGTGGGATTCGAACCCACGGGGGACTTTTACATCCCCTCTTGTTTTCAAGACAAGCCCGATCAACCGCTCTGGCAAGCTTCCTTATATTCATCTAAAAGGGTAGAAATTTTCTCCATCTCTTTCAACATTTCATTGTCTCTAGAATGATCTTCCGGATTCGTTTTGATCCACTCAAAAAGAGAATCAACTTTAGCTACTTGCGTATCTATCTTCTTTTTAAAGAGACGATGAATATACTTGTTCTTCATTTGGCGGAGGAGGAGGGATTCGAACCCTCGGACCCCTTACGAGGTCACTACCTTTCCAGGGTAGCCGTTTCAGCCACTCACGCACCCCTCCGTGGGGTTAGGTACTAATGGTTCCGTAGGAACCGTTGTTACCATTCTTATGAACTCCTGGGACATAGCCCAAATTAATGTTGTTCATTGGAGTCGCGGGTCAGATTCGAACTGACAGATACAGAGGTTGCAGCTCTGCCCCTTAGCCATTTGGGTACCGCGACTTAATTGAGACCCGAGGTCTCGGCGTATGTATATAACGAGTTATTAGCAGGTTAATTAACTTCTTTTTCCAAATCAATTGCCGGCTCTGTCTGGATGGAATGGATGGCTTCCTCCAAAAAAGCAAGTGCTACTTCATCTGGAATGTTGGAGGTAATGCCCAAATCGCCACTCGCTAGGTCTCCACAGACCATGACGAATGCCGTTCCCTTGGGGAGAATATCTTTCAAAGTTTCCATAATCTTCAACGAAAGGTCTTTACCTACATCTTCCATGACTTACCTACATTCTTCGTTTAGTTTTTTATCTGCCAAGGCAAAATTAGTGAATCGTTTATCCTTAGTTACTTCTTTAATAACCCTAAGAAACGGAGGTAACTCGACCGTCTCATCCATCTCTTTTAGCTCAATTTCCATGATAGCTAATCCTTTGAGAGGTCCTTTAAACAAATCCAGTTCAAAAGTTTGGTCTTGGTAGTTGATAACAAATCTAGTTTTTTCAACAGCCACCTTGTCAGAATTTGCCTTCTTAAGATATTTTTCATATTCCTTTTCAGAAATCTGACGCTCTGTTTCTTTATGAACCCCAGTCTCACCAGTCGGTTCTTTTTGATTATAATGAAAGACCGTTTTAGTATGTCCATCTAAACCTTCCACTGTCTTTCTGACCCTGGCAGCTTGCTCGCCTGGTTCTGGTTTGAGATAAGTTTGAGTGATTCTTTTGACATCCACCAAGTCTTCAAATAAAGAACCTAAATCTGCCCAGGATTTTGGAAGCTTGACTAAAAACTTTCGTTCCTTCTCTAATTGAGTTACCATATTAGATTGCCGTTCTAGTCATAGTGATCCGTTATAGTTTCCAGGTTTCAATGAAAAATCTTTTTGACAGTGTGGGCACAGAGCATACATCCCATCTAAACCATATGGATTCTCGACAATAACATTTCCCGTTTGAGGAGAAAACTTCTTAGTCCCATGAATAATATAAACGTGCTTAGTCCATAAACTCTCAATCAATTCGCTACACCAGGGACAGGGAATCCCGGCTTTAACTTTGGAGCGTTCTTCATCAGGAAGAGCTGCTCGTTCTTGTTCAGTTAGTCGGTTCCAGATTTTCATATTAGTTGAACAGTTTATTTCCGTTGGCTTCAGCTTTAAAAGCAGGGTCTAGGTCGTACAAAATGCCAGTGGTAGAGGCTTCGTATTCTCCCAACTTAACCGTTTGACCCCAATCAATAATCTCTAAATTTGTAAAATCAGGAGCCAAACCTGTGCCGGAGGGTTTGAAGATGCTGAACGGCGCTATAACACTGGTGCCGTTACCGCGAAAAAGAATCAATTGTTTCAGGTCAAAATCAGCGTAGCCGGCGACGAATAACTTTCGTTTTTCTACTTCTTCGGCACCATTAATTACTTTCAATTGCTCTGGAGGAAGCACCTTCAGAGGTCCAATGTTTCTCTCACTCATCGACAACCTTTGGATTGGGAACGGTGACATCATGAATCTTGAGACCCAGGGACGTCAAATGTAACCACGCGCAGAGCTGCATCAAGGGGTGCCCAATTAAATTATGAACCGCCCAGGCGTGGCGGGTATACTTGGCTTGCTTTCCCTCCAAGGCACCAGGACACAACTCCATTACAATAGTAACAGCTTCGGGTCCCTCCACAATCTCTACATGATCATCCTTAGTATACACCCTAATGTATCCTCTTTTGACCAAATTGATATAGTCAATCCACTCAATAGAGTCCGTATTGACTATCTTATTGTTACAATGAATAAACATTATCCCACCGATACCTGGTTACGATCCACCCCGTCCGTTGATTTGGAGAGATCAAAATTCTTGTCAATGAACTCAATCACCTTGTTGGGGTCCATGCTACGATTGAATACAATGTTAGGTCCATGATTATCAAGGTAAACGCACTTGATACCCGGAACCTCTTCCCTTAGACCCTTACTAGTGTTCCTGCCACACTCATGGCTGCCACACTCATGCTCTGCCTGGCTCCTCACCGATAGCTCCGTAGGGAACTTGGGAGGACAGTGGAAGTGTACGATACAGTCCACATCAGGATGTTCACTAAAGACAATCCTTTGGGACTGACCACCAACTGAAGGCTTACCGCCTTGGCTCCAAACCTCGTCATTACCCACTGCATGCACCAGAGCTAGCTCTTCCAGCTGATTGAAGTTAGACTTCCTCATGGAGGTAAGGAACTTCTTCTCATCCAGCTTGACAGCGAAGTGTCCGACTGTAGATCCATTGAAAGGTTTGTAAGCACCAGCTTGGATGCAATGATCTACCACTGTCCTCAAAGAGGCTGGAACTAGCTCATGAGTCCAGGGAACACCCCTTCCAGTGACCACTTTAGAACGAGTGAAGTGACCCGATGCCCTCGATAGGGTCATCTTGACTAACTCCCTTAATACCTTATCACGGTCAGTAGTAACACTGTAGCGAGCCTGTTCAGGTGTGATGATCATGTTGGTGCGAGTCTTGGTATCGTTTGCCAAAACTAGGTTGCAAGAGGAGGATTTGAGTAAGTGCAAGCCGGTTAAAAACTGCTCATCCTCGGAAGCTCCACAAGTTGTTTTAAATCCTACAAGGAAAATATCTTTACGTTCTTCACGGATTTTGGAAATTAATTTTGGACTTGGAACCAAATCCAACAATCTGTTTCCATCTGAAGTTTTCAGTCTCTCTTCGTATTTTCCGCTGGCAGTTCTCTCCATTTTACCTTCAAGCACACTTCCTTGATAGTCTACTAAGGCAACATTGAAAAAGATGATACGAGTATCTGGATTAGCAATTAATTCGTCAACCAATTTAGAAATATCTTCATTGGTTTCGGGATTGCTAGAGCCTCCACCTGCCATCTTGGTTAGATGCAGGTTGGTCCAGTAATCATTTCCCTTTAATTCATTGACTAGAGGGAACAATTGGCGAGCAGTTGAACCATAGGCTGGAGCTGTCAGTGCCAAATGGTTACGAACATGAAAGACCGTACCACCGCCCAGAATTTCAATATATTTCATTTGATGACAATCCATTCTAGATAATCAGTATCTGGTTCCACCACTGTTTCTCGACCATCATACTCATCAATACGATAACGATCACCAGACAGTTCAATGACTTTCAACTTGGCACACCGACCAGAAGCAGCTTCGGAACCTAGCTCTTCGACCACTTGAACGACAAGTGGATCATGGCGTGACACCCGATAGCCAAATGAATTTTGCATAAAAGACATTGATGGTTGTTTGCTCATTTCAAGCTCTTCCACCATCTCTTTCATACCCAGTTCAACAAGACGAACGGCGGCAGCTTTGGAAAGAGAGAATCCACCAAAACAAACATTGTAAACAACTTTATTCATAATCTTACCCGTATGGATTGTTTCTACATGAATAGCAAAGCAGAGAACCATCTTTTTGGTTTGGTTCCGCGAACTCGTAAAAGACCTTACACTTCTTACAAAGCATACCGTCAGGATGCTTTCGCTTCCTGCGATTGATCATAAAGAGTTCTATACGATCAGCTAGAGCCATCAAATCAACATGAACTTTTTTCTCTTGAATAACCCAAGTGAAATATCCTTGAGTCTTTTCCATACCATCATCTGTGGCAGTATAATCTGCTACCACGTATTCAGTAGTATGATCTTGCGCCCATTGTTTAATCAATTGCTCTAATAAGCGTCTCTCTCTGGTCACCATTTACTACCTCATTCCACAGTTAGACTATATCTAACTTATGTGGTTTTATTGGGTAGAATCAGATGAATCTGCTGCTGGTGTAATAACTTTCTTTGCTTTCTTGATCACCTTGGCAGGACGAGTGCCGCGGATTAATCCACCGTTCTTACCACGAGTTACGTAGGCAATGTCGGTTTGGTGAGCAAAATCATTGACGTATCCTAAAACACGTTTGGGGTCTAACGCAACCGCAGAAGCAACCTTCTTGGCTAATTCTTTAATTTGAATGCGTTCACCAGCTACCATATTTTCGACGGTAGCTTGTGCCGCTTCTAAGATACGCTCAATATTCTCCATCATGGAATTGATGTTGGCGTTTGTACTCATTGTAATTCTCCGTAATTTAATTCTTAAAATTGGAGGGAATCTCCCTCTGGATATTACAATAGTAAGCACGTCCAATATTCCTGTCAAGGGCTCCAGGATAAATTATAACATTGGCAAGCGTGTGCATCCTATCCTGATCGACCTCATGCTTCCACGAGGCGTAGCTCCCCTACCAGAAACCGGAAAAAAGATAAGTTCAGCGCTTACGACCTGAGATAAGACCTGCCCCGGTTCATCTCCGTTGCACACTCTATTATGCTTTAGTAATCAGATCCTTTGAATTCATAGTCTTCAATTAGAATATCTAGTAACTTAGCTTCCAAGGTATCATTAGAGATACGAGTGCGCTCTTCCTTAATCTTCTCTAGAGTAAGTCCATCATCACATCTATAATGGGCATCTTCACCAATACCAGATCTGAAAACATCAATTAATAATTCTTCTAGTAATCCACTAATTTTGTTATCCCTAAACTGATAGGATAACATAATAGGATACATTTTCTCTTCTGGCTGGGGAGCATACTTAGGATAGCAAAGCCAGCAGGGATTACCAATACAGTGATGAGTTGCCATTAAATATACTTATCATTATTCGCACCAGGGTATTTTACTACCACGGTAACTACATCCGTCAAACATTCAAAATCTGTCTTATCCATCGGCTCAATGACAATAATATCATCGGCAACATATTTGATCCCATTCATGAGAACGGTACCAGAAATGATGGCAGTAATCTCAGTAGCAATCTTATGATAGTGAGCGGCTTCATAATCACCCGCTTGATAGCGTTTGATGGCGACTTCCACGTCATTGGTCTTGATAAGGGAGGGGTCGAAGTTGCCCACGAACCAGCCCTTGATAAAGGTTTTGAGGTCAGCTTTTTTCATGAATATCCTTTAATACTTCTAGAGAAAGAAGTAACAATCGCCCGCCCTCATGACTTGAAAACCATTCAGGATTTTCTAGATAATCAATCAGGAAATTATAAGCAGTTGATTGTGAAGCATTAAATTTTACATTAGCCACTGAATCAAGTAATGCTTCTATCGCAGAAGATTCTTTAGCCAGCTCAAACTCTTTAGCGTTCATCGTCTCTCCAGACGTTTAAGATAATCCTTAGTCTTCACTTTAGTCATGAAGACTTCTCCATCTACTATGCCTTTTACTACCACACCTTCATTGACATTATATTTGCCCTTACGAACATCCTCGGCAAATTGTCCCGTATACTTGCCACGGTAAATAATTTCGGCAGTTCTAAAACCATAGAACACATTGGTAAACAACTCGGGTGACATAAGCCTTCCATTGAGCATCACATCAATCATAACAAGCTCATGTTCATCATTTAGATCATGACCACCAGCAAATGAATTGGATCCATAAAACTCAGTGAAAAGAAGTATGGTTTGCATGTGATAAGCGGTGTTAACACAAAAAAACTTTGTTAGCTTGTCTCGCAACACATCACTAAAAATATATGGAGCACTAGCTAATTCTGAATGTTCTTTTGCAAACTCATCCATTCCCTTTTTAGTTAGAGGGAACTGAGTGCGACGAGTGCCAAAATGAGTCCAGCCATCTTGTGGGTCCCATTTCCAATGAAGATTAGTTCCATCATATTTTTCAAAGGCAATACACTTGCCGTGGAACTTATCACTGTTTTCTGGAATTTTGGGGTAAACTAAATCTACTTTCATATGAACCTAAAACAAAAATGGAGAGAGCCATCAATAAGCGGCGTCCTGTCTATAAAACGAGGCAATCATTAATCTACGCGGATAGTTACCTATCCGCTTTAGCACTAACCCGTAAGCTCGTCCCAACAAGACTCAGACGCTTACTGTTTAGCTTGCAGCACCCAGGGTTTGCCTTGCCATTGATGTCTCCATCCATGCGGTAGTCTCTTACACTGCCATTTCACCCTTACCCTTGCGGGCGGTTTCTTTTCTGTTGCACTTTCCGTCACATCACTGTGCCTGGACGTTATCCAGTGGGTTGTTGTGCGCTGCGCCGACTTTCCTCGATAGTTGCCTATCGCGATTACCTAAATGACTCTCTCCAAAACAAAAATTAATAGGGTACGAAAAGTTTCCAGAAAAGCTGGGTTAACAAGTGCTCATTGCTTAGTACTCATTGCTGAGGGCTTAGCGCTGACTGCTCACGATGCTATAAGTGCTAACCGCTGACCAGCTTTAAGATGCTGGGGTTGGTATCGAGATCGGAAGCGAGTTTTGCTCTTATCAAGGAGCGCCGGTTAATGGGTATCAATTAATTACCCGAAGGTAATTGTCCTATGAAGAGGGGTTCCAACTTTTACTGTACGTTCTTCGTACCCTAGTCCTTTGCCCTTTCGGGCGAATCTTTATACCGTAACGGTATGGTTCAAGTCTTCGACGGCATTGTTCAGCCCTTCGAAGGTATTCTGAATGTCCTTAACCTGACGGTCACGTTCCTTCTCAGTAAGATCCGAAACGTAAGTGGTCTCGGTGACACGAGTGATCTGCTTCATCTCATTGTCATCCCATTCAGACTGACGGTCCTTGACCGTCTCACTGCGCAGACTCAATCCTTTTAGGAAAGCAATCTGTCCCTTCAACTCTTGAAGGGTTCTCACTGCTTCGGCAAGCAGCATGGTGCGCTTTTCGAAAGTGACCTGGGTAGTTGCATTGGCAACCGCAATCTGGCTCTCTAAAGCCACCATTTCCATCTGAGCCGCTAGCATGGCAGCAAGAGACTCTTCGAAACGGAACTCTGGAACCTTGGTAGCATCATAGCTAACAGCAGCCTGGGCTCGGCTGGAATGTTCCGCAATCTGCCCCTTCAACTTTTTTACTCGGCGCAATGCTTGCGCAATGGTCATATCAGACATGATTCTCCTCTTGGGTACTCACTCCATTAGAGCTTCGTACCACTTGTGCTTTAACTGTTTGTAGAACTTTTTCGGCATAGCCAACCTCTAGATTGACTACAACTTCGGCAAGACCTGCTACCAAGTCAAGAGAAGTTTCACCATCGCCCCCACTCCCACCTGCGGGAGCAGCACATGCAACAGCTGCTTCATAGCTATTAGATACGCTACGAGCTGCCATATGACCAGCTACCCTTTCGCCACGTTGCGAATCATGATAGGTGGCTTCCCAACTAGCGATTTTGAAATCAGCTGTATTGAGACCAAGAACTTCACATTCCGTCTCAAATCTAGCAGCAGCTTTCTCAAAGGCATTCTTTAATGCCTTCTTGTTCAGCCTTTCACGCTGAGCCGGTTTCAACCCAAAAGTAGGGCTAGCTACTCTAACTTCTCCTAGAGAAGTCAAAGTATCATAAACTTCATTCACCTTATCGAGTTCTTCGATCTGGAAGAAGAAATTGTAATTGACTATATATCCTTTGAATTCGTTTTTGTTACTACGATATTCCCAATCTTCTCCCACACTAGAAGAGGCTCGAACCGAATTCTTCACGTATTCAATGCCCAACTTCTGACGAAGTGCATCAAGAGCAGTATTCAATTCGTCAACTTTCTTCTTGAGTCTGGCTTTGGCAGTCGGTACAGTAGTACCCTTATCCGACAAAGAGAGGCTAAAACCCGCGACAGTATACGGAGATTCCGCCAAACCACGGGCGGCGACAGTTGTTGCTTGCATGTTTCTTTCCTTAACTAATGAAGACCCAAATTACTAACCACACAATCTTACAAACCAAATGTAAAAGTTGGTCACCATGAATGGTATACTTTTGTAAGCATTTACCATAATCAATTGCAAAGTGGGCAACCGTTTCGGCAAGACCCAACCATGCGGAACCTGTAATCAAAGCTACCGCTCCACCATGCTGAAAAGCATGAGAGCCCATCCAATAATACCAAGGCACATGTTTCTGTAACTCTGTGTTAGCAGAAGGATTTTTATTGACGGCTACGGTATCACCCTGTAGCGCATAGTCGAAAGCTGCGTGTGCAGCTAACAGTAAAAACAATACCATAAACCAAGTCATGTGATTTCCTTACAGCACCGTCATAATAAGCATCGCTTCCCGAGGTGTCAAGGCGCGACAATTTTCAAAAATGGGATAACCCACAGCTCTTACACTGTAGATTATCTAGCTACTTATTGAGATTGAGTAACTGTACTTTGATCTAAAGTAACCGCAGTCTGTGCTAATAGTCTACCGTTAATTGATGCACTAGTATGTAAAGAGATTGCTGTTTGAGACAAAACAACACCTTCAAGATGTGAGGTCGTCCCAAGGTCTACACTACCAGATACCTGCCAAAAAACATTTCTGGCAAGAGCGCCTCCTGATAGGAAGATGTTTGCCCCACTGCTTACAGTAAGGTCTTGAGCAACTTCAAAAATCCATACATCTGCACAATTGCCGGTCAGAGTAACATTACTAGGAATTAGAAGACCAGTGCTCCATTTATAAACTCCTGGAGACAATGTCATGCCACCAATATTACCAGCACCCAATTCAGTAACACTTGGTGCTCGACCTGCCGCATCAGTGAAGGCTGTTTCCATATCACTAACTGCTGTAGTCATATTAGCCGGAGTTGGCGGGGTATAGTCAGACGCATATACTTTACCAGTAACCTGTGTTGAGGTTGAGAACGTATTGGAAGAGTCCATGGTCAATGAGAATCCAGTGATGCCAATGGCAGCAATTGGACTAACTCCAATATCTCCTGTGATGATAGAATTCGGCACGCTAGAGATTCCACTCTTGGTAAGAATGGCGAAATTACCCGCCGTTCCTAAATTAACAATCGGTCCAGCTGGAAGATTACAAACTGGAGGAGGAGGAGGAGGAGGAGGAGGAGGAGGAGGAGGTGGAGGTGGAGGTGGTGGATTACCAGCATCACAATCAACTAAAGGGGGACAGGAATCTGGTGGAGACGCCTCACAACATGCATCTTGAGGCGGGGGCGAGGCATCTACCACAGGAGGAGTTGCCGTATTATCTGTGGGAAACTCAACCAATTGAGAACCACACGCCACTAATGCTAACACTAAAGCAGCACCAACACTTACGTTTCTTACACTTAAGAAATTTTTCATTATCATTCACTTTCTTTTACCGAATATTACGAGTTTACTAAAACCACGTCATATAACCTTAATTCGTAAAAGAAAGATCATAATTATAGCTATGCCAAAATTAGATTTATATTTTGAGACTAGAACAACCTATAGCTATTATACTATAGGTTGTTTAACTACTCAACGTCTATCGCCATGTTCTTCATGACAAGAAACCTTATCATTATCTACGCAATAGTGATGTTTCTCTCCGGACTCTCCATGAGGAGAGTGGCAAACACGAGTCTTGCCTTCACCACACTTATGACCATCATCGTCATCTTCACCTTCGCAAACACAAGTACCGTTTTTACAAGTTCTGCTTTCGGGGCAAACAACTCCAGCACAAGGATCTACTTTAACACAGGTTCCGTCTTTGCAGACTTTACCAGTGCAACACTTGACACCAGCACAAGGATCAACTGGCACACAGGAACCGTCCTTACAGACATCTCCTTTAGGACAGCAAACACCAGCACATGGATCAGGCGGTGAAGTACAAGTACCATCCTTGCAAGACTGACCTTCAGGACAGGTTACATTGGCACACGGATCAGGAGTTACACATTGACCATTCTGGCAAGTTGCGCCTTCTGGACAAGTAACACCAGCACAGGGGTCAACTGGCACGCAAGTTCCGTCTTTACAGACATCACCTGCGGGACAGGTTACACCGGCACATGGATCAACTAGAGTACAAACACCGTTTTGACATGCTTGTCCGCCTGGACAGTTCTGGTCTACACAGGCGTTAGTATCCACTGGAGGAGTACTAACATCAGTTGTTGGCGCTCCAGAATCCATTGCTGGTGGAGTGCTGCTGGTATCACCTGGGAAATCAACTGCTTGAGATCCACAGGCAACAACTAACATCACAAAAAGGGCAGAGCCCAATCTTACTAAGTTCTTCATATTTACTTCCCTTCTTTTACCACGGTAAAGATTACGTTAAACTCTACGCGTCTATTGGCAACACGACCAGCTTCAGTCTTGTTATCGGCAACTGGATTCCTAGAACCAAATCCGGTAGCAGTTAGACGGCTTCTATCAACACCATTAGCAACAAGGAACTCAAGAACAGAATCGGCTCTCTTTTGAGCTAGCTTGTTATTGTGCTCAACTTGACCTTCAGAAGAAGCGTGACCCGCAATCTTCACATGATAAGATTTGTCAGCAAGCATTGCTTTGACAACATCCTTCAACGGAGTTACACCGACTGGCTCAAGCTTAGCTGAATCCCAAGCAAATTGTACCTTCGGACTGAACAAAACTACCTCTGCTGGGGGCGGAGGTGGAGTAGGTGCAGGCTTCATAGGCGGCACAACCATTGGAGGCGGAACAGGTTTCGGCTCTTCCTTCTTAGCAACTTCAGCTTGCGCAGCTCTTCGAGGTGCACCAAACTCAAAGCTCAAACCAAGAATAGCAGTCTTTGCACTATTGGTATTGTACCCAGGTTTACCATCTTCTTGGTTAATAAGATCATATCTGGCGAAAGGACCAATCCAAAGCCAACGACTATCACTGGTTGGAACCGAAGCACCAACCGCAACGGCTGTACCAAAACGATCCAAAGGACCCGTGTGAACAAGCTTTAAATCAGCATCAATCCAGGGAGATACTGCTGACCAACCATGACCAGTGTTCTTCTCATCATGGGGGCGCTTCAAACGAAGGAAACCACCATAACTCCATGCATTGCCAGCATCAATGCCAGAAATTCTGGAGGGAAGCTGCATAACCTGAAGGCTAGGACCAATGCTTAGATAAGACCCTAAACCAAGTTCGGGCTTCACAGCAAGGGCTCCCCCAACACCAAATCGTTGATCTTGCGGATCAGTAGTCGGAATAGCTACACCAGGCTCAACTCGTAGCGTAAGCTCTTGTGCTTCTGCTAATGCTGGCAATGATAGTAAACCGGCGCCTACCAATACTGCACTAAATACTTTTAAGAATTTTCTCATATTGTCTTCCTTATAAATCAGTAATACGCTAACGGCTCTTGCCGCCTCGTCTGAACAATTTCAGCACTCGGAGAGCATATGTCAAGGAGTCAGATAATTGAAAACAAATAATTAATCTTCCCAAATATCGCACAAATAATCAACAAAAAAGTCTGGAGAAATTACCGGCATTGATGCAGTAACATACTTTCTTTTATAGTACTCACTATCCACAACTGGTTGCGTATCCATCTTCTCAATCAATTTGAGCTGTAGTAATCTACTATACTTACCAGCACAAGTTCTTGAACAGAAAGGACCCGCTTTATTCTTCTTAGCTTTATCTCTAACCAATCTAGGTTGACGTTCAAACTCTTTATCACACCAAGAACAAGTAAACTTGACTGGTTTGACTCGACGAGTATCATCTCCAGAGTGTTGATCTCTAGGAACTAAACGTAAATTATTGAGATCATTATTCTCAAAATTAGAATCAATATGATCTACTGTCTCTAAATTGGGATCTAAACGACGCCCCAATTGACATTCCATTAACCATTTTGGGTAAGAAACAGTACGACGTTTACCGTTAAGTTCTATGACTATAACGATTTGTCTACCATCCCTGCGTCTATATGGTCCATGCACCTTCATGTAAAGATGCAGGAATATTGATTATCAATAGTAAGGATAACGACCCTTGTAATAAGGATGTTCTTTGGGATCTAGGTCAGTGGTAGGAGACCAGGCTAAGACCTTGTTTTGATAGTATTCTGGGACGGTATTCCAGAAAGATAGTTCTTTATCGTTGAGTTTACGATCCTGACGGAAGAAAGGGCGACCATCCACCCATTTGGATTCGGTATTCAAAAGGACGGGTTTACCATCTTCATAGACCAAAACACCAGCTTCGTACTTGTAAATGTTACGAACTTCCAAGTAAAGATAACGAAGTCCAGAATCGTAGTAATAGGGACGACGACCTCCCCATTGGGTCATCCATTGTTCTTTACGCCACATACCCTTGTGTTTCTTGGCTTTACCAACGGGAACGAACCAGAAGTATTTGTTACCCACTTTACCAACCACACGACCACTCAACCAGTTGGCGATTTGGGCGGTATTGAACTTAGGGACTTTTTCTGAGCCACGACGTTTGATAATAGTCTTCTCTCTCAAAATGCCTTCGGCATCCACATAGAATTCGTGGGGGCGATAGGCAGTGGTGTAATCATCAGGACCGTAGTAGTAGCGACCATAGCGAAGGTCAGGAGTTACTTCCACATCTCGAAGAAGGTGATCGTAGACAATGTGACGACCAGCAGTGGTGCGGGTGTCAAAAGTCTTAGCCACATCGGAACGAACATCATTCCAAGGGCGACCACATTGGCTAGAAAGCCAGCGTTCCATGGGGCTAAGTTTGTCGGTGAAACCTTTGCTGACTGGACGAGTTGGTTCGATATCGTAATCGTACCAGTTCTCGGGGTCTTCTAACACTTCGCTGACGTATGCTCTTTGTTGGGCGCGAGTTTCTTTGTGGGATTCACGACGATCCCATTTGTTGTAATTGTGTCGCCCGCCTTCGATGACGGTACGAGCCAGATTCTTGGTGGACATTTCATTCTCCGTGGAGACAAATTATTGAAAAGTGAGGATTGTTTTGATACGATTAACTAGTTTTTCTCGATTAGTTTTTGTAAAATCAAACAGAAGTTTTTGATCATAAGTAAAAAGTTTTGGTTTTTCTGTATCTAATATTCTATGTTCCGGATCTACTTTTCTAATTAGAACCGTTGTACGTTGATGGGGGACGCCTTCCATCCAATGATGTTGACTGACCATGTATTGATGATGACCCTCATAAACAGTAGCTCTTTCGAACTCTAGTCTAATAGGATGTTCCCAGTGCACCAACCAAACACCATAATGCTCTGGATCATAAACACAACTAAAGTTTTGGTCTTTAGGTTTCTGTTCCAGCTTGGTCCAGTCCAGCAAATCAATCTGACCACCGCAGACAGGACACTTAAGGGAATTAAGAATTAATTTAGCAACCTTATCCATATTACAATTAATATAACAAATGGAAATACACTTGCTCAGCTATTTCTCTATGATTCAAACCATCAACATTAAGCTTTAACCATTTAGCTAATCTAATTAACGCTTCAGGTTTACTTCTAAAGAAGATTGCTTTACGAATCAAAACCCGCCCCACTGTCTGTTTCTATGGAAACGCCAGACAATAAGTCCGATGATTTGTTTCACTGACATGCCGTCAATATTAAGCTTGAGCCACTTCGCAAATCTAATTACGTTCTCGGGCTTCGCTTTTTTCAACGTCGATTTCTTCATGACAATTTAATAACCTTAGCTGAAAACATTGTATAGTTTCAGCTTATTTAGAAAGACGTCTTCCTCCATTCTGGCACGGAAGAAGAGGAGTCGGCGTCCAGCATATCGAAAAACTTCTTGCTTAGTCTTTGCTCTATGTATTGGATGCGCATCCATATTATATCTATTGATAACTGTAGAAACTTGATTAAGCCAATCTGATCCATATTCAACTACGTATTGATATTGTGTATAGGTATACATTATCAATTCGAAATCAGGATCAGTTTTACCTGGAGACCAAGTTACTTTGTATTCATTGTTATCATTAACGCAGTAAAGCCGAGCCAATTTTTGATGGATGTTGCCATCTAATTGCCCGGCACATAAAGGACAACGCAGAGCGTTACAGAATCTGACAAACTGTTTATGTTTGTCATCAACGTAAGCAACTTGCACTGGTCGCAGTGTATCAGAATAACTGTAGGCTATCTTTACTGATCTCTTAACTGCTGGCATGTAGTGGGTGCGGAACATGGGAGTTGAACCCAGTGTCATCAGCGTATGAGACTGATATGGAAGCCGTTTCACTCTTCCGCATTTTTGGTTGCAGTAACGGGATTTGAACCACGTGACCTCAAGGGTATGAACCTTGCGAGCTGCCAGACTGCTCCATACTGCTATAGAAAGTAACCGAAGTTACTTGGTTGAGAAACTAGGAATCGAACCTAGATAGCGAGGGTCAAAGTCTCGCGTCCTGCCATTGGACGATTTCTCAATAAACTTACTGGCTCAGGAGCTAGGATTCGAACCCAGATAAGCAGGTTCAGAGCCTGCCGTCCTACCATTAGACGATTCCTGAATGATAGATGGCTCAGGGGTCTGGATTCGAACCAGCATAGCGGGGGTCAAAGTCCCGCGTCCTACCATTAGACGATCCCTGAATAGTATCTCTTATATATCTTTATTGCTAGAAGCTGCGATAGAATCTAAGATTTTAAATATCTCTGCGTCTTCCTCCGCCATAATTTGCTGGCGAACAAGCTCACCCAGTGAACCTATTCGAGTAATGCTTTTGGTTCCAATATCGTCCTTGGAAGTAATAACTATTACTTCATGCTCAAACACTTGAGCCCCTGTCAATGACGTTGAACCTGCGTCTCTTTACCTCACTAATTTTGATGGTTGGATTGGCATACAGCTCAAACTCTGGAACAGTAACTCGTCTACCAAATACTCGATTGAGATGAGAATCTGTTCCAATATTATCACGGTCATCAATGTTAATGACATCGTGTTCGAAAGCTAGTACAACAGCGGAAACATCAATCTCTGTATCATATTCTACTGGCTGAGGAGGATTAGTAATCGCTCTTCTAGCAATACCTTGATAAGGTAAACTTCTTCTCACTCCAGGGCGTTTAACCTTGGATATTTGGTCTCGGCAGTCAATTTCGATTGGATGTTCCATGTCGGAACATATATCGAATTATCCTTACATCTTACCGGACCACTTGAGAATATCTTCGTAATCTCTTTGATTCATAATAATTCTATTAGACTGTAAACTCCAGCCATCAATTACTTTGACAAGATCTTTTAGATCAGTTGCTAAACCATTATTCCTTACAATCTTATCAGCAGAATCAATTTCAATTATATCGTGTTGGAAATCCATACACAATATATAACATTGGTCACCCAGGTCAGGCTCACACCGACATCTTCTTCCACCAAAGGAAGTGTTTTGATCAGAATACTAATCAGCGTAAGTTTGGTTAGCGCGCTCTCCCTTACACCAACATTCTCCCTTAAACTACCGGATGATATGGTACCTCGCCCAGGAATTGCACCCGATTCTCTGTCCATGCCAGTTCGTTGATTCAGCGCCGCGGAAGACAGCCAGCAGAGATTATTTCGAATTGCGAGGTATAAAGTTGCCTTAATGACCTAACCTAACATCTTTCGATGGTTTGCTACTTAGTAACGTAATACGCTAAGATTCTGCTTCAATCAATTTGCGCACCTAGTCATGCAAGGCTCGACCGCTCAGTAACGCCAACTTATTGAATAAACGTTGATCACTAAAGTGTTGGTGGAGCATACCGGATTCGAACCGGTCGCCTCCTGATTGCAAGTCAAGCGCTCTCCCTAATGAGCTAATGCCCCAACTAGGATACAGTTTATTTTCACTGGGTCATGATATCCTGTAGGACCCAGAGAATCCTTTACGGATTCAACTACCATCTTTGATGGTCCCTTACGGGACACCATCTTCAAACTTTTACTCGGCTGAAATTAGGCAACTTGTGAAGCATTTCGCGATTTACGCTTCGTGCCTAACCAGCGAGTTATGGTGGAGCTTGCGGGGGTCGAACCCGCGACCTTCACACTGCCAGCGTGACGCTCTCCCAATTGAGCTAAAGCCCCATAACCTTATCTTACTTTTACTAATTCGTCTTCTCTTTCTTTTCTTCCTGCTCTATATCCTAGCTCTGATAATGCCACCGCTACAACCCCCATAATCAACATGGAAAGATGTGCATGGTATGGATGAGTAATGAATCTTACTCCCCAATACATAAACATGGTAGAAGTGCTTAGAGCCTGTACTATTCTAAAATTCAGTTTCATTTGGTGGACCGTCAGGGAATCGAACCCTGAATTTCTGCGTGCAAGGCAAATGTTATCCCGTTTAACTAACAGCCCAATCTTACTCCCTATATATCTACTTATTGCCAACTTTATCATATTCTTTCTGAGTGCAGTCTGGACATAAATCCTCATGACGAGAATAATTGGTCATGCCCCAACCATGAGTTTCAATAGAATTCCATCCCTTCGGGCGCTCCCAGGAATAGACTTCACGAACAAATTCCACCTTTTTACAGTAGTCACAGATGAATTTATAGTTTTTTAATTCGTAATTCACTGGTAGGTTCATTGGGATTCGAACCCAACCTGAGCAGCTTAAAAGGCTGCGGTGCTATCCGCTAACACTATGAACCCATTCATTTAATCAATTTTTCTACTTCATCTCGACATGGAACATGAGTATAAACATTATCAGTTCCAATTGGATAACCATGAACATAACTGACTGCAAAACATAACCCGGTACGCTTATCCTTTACATACTGAATCGCATTGACTTCCTGCGCTTCCGAAGAAAGCTTTTTCGGTTCTCCAGGTTGATTATCACAACCCACATAAATTAATCCAGCCAATACAATTGTAGTTAGCAATATGCAGTTGGCTAACAAATCCGTTTTATTCACCTTGGGCAAATGCATGTTTAATCTTTCCTTGAAAGGACACGAACACGAAACCTTGGAAAATTTCTCCATCATCCACTGCATCATTGGTAAAGTTGAAAGACAGTAAATTAGGATTGACATCACTCACTCGGACACCATACAGAATCCAATGCTCTGGCTTATGTCCCTCAGTCTTGAGAAACTCTGCCATGCTGTCATTGTCTTCTAACAGTTTAGAATAATCTCCTAGAGGAGCAATGTTGACGAACTCATGAGTCAGAGACTCTGCTTTCTCAACCACATGATTACTAAGGGCTTGCTGCAATTCTAGAATAGAAACACCAAGTTTCTCTTGAATCTTTTGCTGGACTTGCTCCATGGTATCTTCCACCTGCAAATCCAAATCTTCCATCTTCTCAATCATGTTGATGCCTCGTTCGTTACAATGTAACCACGCGGGGCGTGCTGTCAATGTTTTTTATTTGATTCAAAACTTTTAATAGGTCGGCTTCCTCGGGCGGAGCTTCAATGTGTGGCAGCCTAAAGTCTTCCAGCAATTTCTTAATGCCAGAATCAATTTCTCGCGCTTCCGCTTCCGTCTGGTAACGCCCCTCGCTAATGTAAGGTTTGGTTCGTTTAAGGAAGACATGAATATGCTTGTGACCGTCATCCGCTGCTTGGCGATAGAATGCCAGAGTGGCTGCCCTGACTCCCTCACCCAAGGTCTGAGTGCAGTAGCGCTGAGCATAGTAGAGGTTCATCATGACTGGAGAGTCAGTGACTATGTAGTCTACTTTACCATACAGCATGGACTCACGACGAACTTGTTTCCCCAGGAAATAGATTTGGTCATAGGTACTAATCTTGCGACCTTCCCACGCCCAATCTTTGACGTATTCTCTGACCAACTCTACGTTCTTATGTTCTGCTTTCAGAATATAATAGAAATAGGCGGCGGAGGTTGACTTGCCAGTTCCGGGACCACCATATAAATTGATGATGGTAGTCTTTAGTTTATTGTCATGATGAGTCATTCTTTATCTTACTCCTGGTGGGCTGAGCGGGAATCGAACCCGCACGGACGGTTTAAGAGACCGCTATGCTACCATTAACATCATCAACCCATTACCCAGAGCTTGGAATCCAAGACTGGTTTCAATTTCTTATACACTTCATCAATACAATCTCGACAGTAGATTTCCCTACTATCACCCAAATAAATCGCCAGAACAGTTTCATTTTCTTTAAGATGAAAATTTTTTCCTATTATGTTGTGGTGATATTTGGGATCATGTTTACAATCTGGATTGTCACATGACCATCCAGAAGTTTGCATTTTGAATAAACTTACTCTAATCATCTGGTGGAACTGGAGGGAATCGAACCCATCATTAGGCGGTTTAAAAGACCGCTATGCAACCATTACATCACAGTTCCGTTGGTGAGTCCTGAGGGAGTCGAACCCTCATCGACCGGGTAAGAGCCGGCTGCTCTAGCCATTGAGCTAAGGACCCACGATACTTACTTTAATCTTCTTAAGTATTTAGTTAGTTGATTGAATGCTTCTGGATTATTTGCCAATGATTTTCCGAGTGGGCAATCATTGCAGGGTTCAAACTTTTTTGTAATACCCTTACCATCACAAGCATAACACGCTTTATAATCATCTAGATTACGAGATAGCAAATACATGGGCTTCAAAAGTTTCCATGGATATAAAACCTGGTCATCTTTATTGTACATTGGTTCTTTAGTGCGCAGGGCAATTGATGCTCTCCATTGTCTAATGTGACTGGATAGTTCCCATCCTCTCAAAATTAGATCACGACCTGTTCCAGCAACTGAAATAATTGCCCTATCATTAGGATCTTTCTTTTTGAGTACCAAAGAATTCTCCTGCTCTTTAATCCATCTCACATCAAATACCTGAACATCTGGAACTCTGGTGAATTTTCCATCTGGATTATCATAAGGTATTTTCGCCCAATGAGCAACTGCTATTTCAGATCGCACCCAAGCAATTTCAGCTTCTTCAGAAGAATTTTCATCAATTCTACCATGTAACTTATTATTGGCGAACATTTCTTTACCATATTGCTCGCCTAAATCCATCTCATCATCTGTCAGAGTGATGAACACATAATGGGATTTAACTAGTGCGCCAAAATCTTGATTGTCGTAATCTACATCAGTCATGATAACACCTGTAAAATTGAGGGTACACGGTTATTATAACGTGGACGGCGTGGATGAAATATAATTAAATAATTGGTATAGATGTGTTTTCATTAACGAATCTGTCATTACTGCCATCAACGTCATTGCTGTCATTGCCGATGGTGCCGCCAAACAGAATCGAACTGTTATCTTCACGTTTTCAGCGTGACGCTCGTAAACCAATGAGCTATGGCGGCGTGCACGGTTAGTAGTGGGCTTTTAGAGGCTGCCCCACTTAGTTTAACAATTCTTCCCGCTAAAGAAGTTTGTTTGGGTAGAAGAGTTTGTCCCTTCCCTAGCTGGCTAACCAACTCCAGCGAGCCTATAGTCCCCCAAGATGGAATCGAACCATCGACCTCCGCTTGTAACGGCGCTCTGACCTAGATTTCTTTTCCTGTACACTACTCGGAAATCCGCTGAGCTATTGGGAGATATTGAAACAACAAAAAGTGGAAAGATGTGTTTCGCGTGTTAACCATTACACCATCCCCCAATATAGTTGGGGGAGAAGGAATAGGGCCTTCTTGTAGT